TCACTGGGCGCGCTTCTGCGGACGGCTGCCGTCGGGGGACGGCGCGGGCTGCGGGTCCGGAGTCCACGGCCGGTCTGACGGCTGTCCGCCGTGCTTGCCGTCGCTGGCCTGCCGGGGTGTCTGCGTGTTGGTCATTGGTCTGCCCTTCGTCCAGGGCCGCCGGAGTCGGCGGCCACGTGGTCCGCGGGGGCGCCGCTGCGTCGGGCCTCACGCCACGCCCGGCCGAGCCGGGAAGCGGTAGCGCACGGCCTCCCTGCTCGGCATCCGGCGCACGTCCTGGTGTGGCCCAGCCACGTCCTGTACGCCACGTCGCCCGGTGCGGTCTGTAAGGTCTCGGCGCTCATGCTCGCCCCTCGGATGGGATGCGGCGCGCCGATCGATCCTGGCGGGGGGACCGGCGCGCCTGTTCGTGGGGATCACGCTAGGTGCCTGCGCGATCACTCCCCAGGGGCGAACCCCACCACTCTAGGCGGCCCCGCCCGGCCGAGGTAGGGCGCTACGTCCTACCTCACAGCGCCGGGTCGACGCCGAGCCGCGACGCCAGACCGCGCAGCGTGGAGTTCCGTCGGCGCTCGGCCTCCAGCATCTCCCGCACCGTCGCCGCCGCCCCGGCCTGGAATCGGATCCACTCCGGCTGGTCCTGCTCCACCTCCAGGAGCAGGGCCAACGCGCCCTCGTTGTCGCCGGTCTGATACTGGGCCTGGGCGACGTCCACCCGGTACGACGCCGAGTGCACCGGGCGGCTGATGCTGTCGAGGCGAACCTCAGCGGCCGCTTGCAGCGCGATATCGGGCATGCCGTCGGTGCCCGCCAACGCCGTGTTCACCTTCTGGGTCAGCACGTCGGTCACGCTGAACGCCGTTCCGTACGCCCGGACTGGGCCGCTCTGCACGGCAGCGCCCTCGGCCAGCGTGAGCAGCTGAAGCGCCTCGTCGTGGTGATCGGCACGGGCCGCCGGGGTCGCGGCCGCGATCAGGAGGTTCCCGTAGACGGCGAGCTGCTCCGCGGTCGCGCCACGCCGCCGCGGCTCCAGCTGGTCCGCCTTTCGCTCGGCGACATCGCGGGCCTGCTCCCACCGGCCCTGGCGCAGTAGCACCCACGACAGGGTGGAGACACCCATGCCCTCCAGCAGCGGATCGGACGCCCGCGCGGCGGCGGCGAGTTGCTTCTCAACGGCGGTGTAAGCCCAGTCGGGATGACCGGACTGGGTGGAGAGGGATGCGGCCAGCTGGTAGGTGAGGGCGAGGTCTCGCCACACCCCCTCGGTGTCGTGCTGTCGCGCGGTGGCGCGGCCGTCTCGCAGCAGCCCGGGGAGGACTGCGGCGAGCTCGGAGTACCCGCCGGCCCAGTACGTCTCTGTGGCGGCCCGTACCTGTCGCGCCCATTCGGCCGGGCCGGGTGGGTCTTCGAGGCTGGCATCACCAAGGACGCCGGGCAGCGACCCGGGATCCTGGATCGCGTCGCGCAGGGCCAGGAGGCCACCGTCGTCGGTCAGTTGCTGGGTCACTGTGGGCTGTCCTACAAGGCGCTCGAGCTGGACGTCCAGCGCCCGAGCGATGCGGCGCAGAGTGTTGATCCGCGCGGACTCCCGTACGTTCTGCTCAAGCTTCCGGATGGTGTCGACGGACACCTTGGCCCGGTCGGCCAGCGTTTCCTGGGTGATGTCGCGGAACTCTCGCAACGCGCGAATGCGGTCGCCAATGCTGGTGTTCATGTGGGACCCCCGCCAGAAGGTGTGGATCCACGGTACTCCGAAACGCAGAAATGCCCCCACCGCCGTAGCGGTGGGGGCGCGGTGATCACGGGTACTGGCGGCGGGTGGGGTCCAGAGCAGCTGCCAGCGGGCTTGGCGTGCTTGCTGGGTCGTCCGGTTCGGACGGCGCACTCGTCCGCCGGCAGACCAGGGCGTCGGGGTCGTCGGGCGGGGGCTGGAGGCTGTAACCGGCGGGGCAGGCCGGGCCGGGCGGACCGGCCGGGCCACGCTCGCCCCTCGCGCCGGGCTCGCCTCTCTCGCCCTTCTCTCCGCGGGCACCGTCCGCACCGTCGGCGCCGTCCGTACCGTCAGCGCCGTCACGGCCAGGCGCACCCGAGACCGCCGGGCCGGGCTCCCCGTCCACGCCGTCCTCACCGGGCTCCCCGTCCTTCCCGGGGGTGCCCGGCTGACCCTGCGGCCCCCGTGCACCCGGCGGCCCCGGCACCGGCACGGGCACCTCCGCCCGGGCCGGTAGATCCTCAACTGCCTGCGCCGGGTCCGGTGCCGCCGGGGTGTCCCCGCGCGCCTCGATCTGAGCGCGGAGGGTGCGCACATCCCCGGCCAGGGTCGACACCGCGTCCCCGCGCCGGTCCGCCTCCGTGGCCAGGACTCCAGCCCGGTCCTCGGCGCGGCCGATCTGCAGGAACGCGAGCGCCAGGCCGCCACCGAGCGCGAGGAGCGCTGCCGTGATCCACAGCAGGTACCGGCGCCGGTAGAAGAGGTGCTGTGTGCGTGTCACGGCGTACCCCCGAGCTGCGTCACCAGCAGCCGCAGCCGCGCGGACTCCGCCTTCTCCGCCGCCAGTTCGGAGCGGAGCGTCGCCAGATCAGCGCGCAGTTCCTGTCGTTCCTCCTGGAGCTGATCGGTCAAGCTGTTGTAGCCGGTCAATACTCCGCCCTCCCGGGACGCTCGCGTGGCGCCCCGGGATCCGTAGATGGCTGCTGCGGCTGCCACCGGCGAGGCCAGCAGTGCACCCAGCGCGGTGAGCATCGCAGCATCCACACGGTCCTCCAGCGCACTATGCGGTCAGGTCAGGCACCCAGGCCGGACGAGGCGGGCGGGGTGGCAGGGTCCTTCGCGGCGGGCAGAGTCGACGCCGTCCCCGGGCGGCCGACCAGACGGCCCGCCACCCAGCTCTTCGCCGAGGCAGCGATCAGCGCGATCGGTGCCGCCCACCACACGGGCAGCTCCGCGAGCTCCACGGCGGCCAGGCCGAGGGCCGCCTCGGCCCCCGTCCACGCCGACCGCTCGGCCAAATCCAGCAGCAGTCTTTGCATGATCAGCTCTTCTTCCAGTTGGGTCCCCGGAACGTCTCCGGGACAGGGACACGGCGAACGCGGGCCAGGTACTCCCGCAGCAGATCCGCAGGCACCGGCTGGGCCAGGCGATGGGCCAGGCCAGGACTGCCCTCAGACATTGGGAACCTTGAGCCGGTCCCAGGAGGTCTTGCCGGGGATCCCGTCGGCGTCCTTGCCCGTGTAGCCGCACTTGCGCTGCCACGCCGCGTAGGACTTCCGGTCCGCCTCCGACCAGCGCGGGCCAGGGCCGACGGAGTACCGGCCGCAGCCCTCGGCGACCAAGCGGCGGCCCAACGCGGTGACGATCGCGCTGTTGCGGCCGACCTTGAAGAACGCCGCGCCGGGGAACGGCTCGTACCGCGGCTTCGGCTTGGGCTTGGGCTTGGGCTTCGCGGCCGGCGTCGGCTCGCTGCCGAGCCGCTTCCCGATCCGGCCCCGCATCCAGTCCATCGTGAAGCCGCGCGGGTCGATCTTCCCCGGCTGCCACTCCAGGTGCCCGATCACGGACCGCTCGTTCCAGCCGTGCGCCCGGCACACCGCGGCGGCCGCCCGCTCGATCGCGAGCAGCTGCTCCTCGGGCCACGGGTCCTTCCCGTCGCCGAGGTTGACGCACTCGAAGCCGTAGAAGTGCCGGTTGCCGTCGGTGTTGGCCTCGTTGTCCGGCGGGAGCTCCCGCTCGGCGATGACCGCCTGGAGGACGTCGTCATCGCCCAGGCCCGCATGATTCGTGCGCCCGTGCCCGACGAGGTGGACGGTGCCGTCCTTGTCGATGACGCCGTGGCACAGCGGCCCCGGCAGGGCGGAGTGGCCGTTGAAGCAGAGCGCCACGGACGATGCGATGCCGGAGGTGACGGTGTGATGGATCATCACTCCGTGCGTGGGGCCCCAGGGTCCCTTGTGGTTCCGGTTGTGGGTACGCCACCCGGGGTGTTCGACGACGTGGAGCCCCTCGTCGCGGAGGGCTCTGAGCAGTTGGTCGGGGGAGAGCGGTGTGGCCATGGCGGCCTCCAGACATGACGATGCCCCGGGCCTGGTGGTCCGGGGCGGGTGGGTGATGTGCGGCGGCCGGGCCGCCGGGTCAGTGGCTGTGCGGCACCTGCAGTGCGCGCCAGATCGTCTCGTTCGGGTATCCGGCGTATGCGCCGCCCGGACTGCCCTGGGTCGTGTGCCAGTTGCCCCACGCGGTGAGGTCGCCCGAGCCGAGATCGTTGGTCGGGGTGAAGGACCCGGCGCCGACCGCGATGAGGCGCTTCGCCGCGGTGAGCACGAGCGGCGAGGTCCGGCCGACCGTGAACCAGTCCTGGCCGGGGTACGGCGCGTAGGCCGCGGCGACACCTGACGACGTCTTGATCAGCGCGGGGTCGTCCGTCCAGTTGGGGTCGGCGGTCACCATCGGCGAGCAGTACTTGGGGTAGCCGTAGCCGTACACGTTGGCGTCGGCCCGGGTGCGCACCCGCAGGTAGACCCCGTCGCCCTCGCTGGTGCCGCTATTGTTGGTGTTGCCCTCGATCGTCCAGATCTGCGTGGCGTCGTACCGGTACACCAGTCCGGTGTGGTCCTGGCCGGACGTGCCGAGCATGACCTGCGCGCCGACGGCCGGGTACCACGACCACCGGCTCCAGGACTGGTAGGTCGTGATGGCCGTCGCGCAGGACGGTGTCTGCGGCATGATCGTGACGTCTCCGGCGCGGTGCGCCAGCCACAGCAGGAAAATGACGCACCACGACTGCCCCTGGTAGGAGGCCATGCCGGGTGTCTCGGCCGAGTATTTGTTGATGTTGGTCCAGGTGCCGCCCTCGTTGTCCTCCTGGTACTTGATCGCAGCCTCTTGCTGGCCGAGGTCGATGAGGGTCTGCGGTGCGATCGCGACGGGCATGAGTCCTCCTAGGACGCGTCGAGGATGTTGACCGTGCCGGCCAGCGAGTTGGGCTTCACGGCGGTCAGGCCGAGGACGGTGGTAACCGTGCCGGTGTCGGTGCGCAGGCACGCGGTCGCGGCCGCCACGGGAGCCACCTCGGTGACGCTGAGCAGGACAACCCCCGCCGCCGCTTCGGTCACCCACACGGACGTCCCGTCAGACCCGTCCGTCACGAACCCATGGGCGTTCGCACCCGTGCCCCCGTACACCGTGAGCCCGGTCGTGCACTGCTCCGCGCCGCACGCGGTGAGGGTCACACCCGTGCAGGCCTCGAGCCGGTACCCCGTCGGGGATCCCTGCGCCGCGCACGCGCTCAGGCTGGTGTAGGACATGCCGTCCAGCCAGTACCCGGCGACGACGCACCCCTCGGCCGAGCAGCCGACCAGGCTGGTCGACGTGCCGCCGAGGACGGTGTCCTGCGGGGCCTGCAGGTGGAACCCGATGCCGCCGCAGGAGCGTACCCGCACCCTGTGCATCACGCTGGACGCGAGCTGGTGGCAGAACACCCCGTCGCCGCCCATGGACTGGATCAGCACGTCCCGCAGCGTGATGTTCGGCGTCGTCGGCGCCGAGAACCGTGTGAAGCGCACGGCGCTGCCGTACCCGCGGCCGGGCCCGGACAGCTGCAGGCCCTGTAGCGTCACGTTGCCGATGTCCGTGCCGGTGATCAGGTCGAGGTTCTGGTTCGTCGCCTGGAGGATGGACACGCGGTCGCCCGCGCCGATCGCGGAGACGTTGCTCGCCCAGGCGAGTGCGGCGCTCAGGATGTAGCGGCCAGCTGGCACGTAGAGGGTGCCGCCGCCGGCCTCGCTCGCCGCGTCGATCGCTGCCTGGATCGCGGGCGCGTCGTCGGTGACCCCGTCACCAACAGCCCCGAAATCGCGGATGTTCAGCCAGTCCGTGGACGACTCGTCCGTGCCGCCGCTGGTCGGCAGGTTGTGGGCCGCTATCCATGCGCGGGCCAGGCCGCCCGCGTCCGCCCACATGCCCGTGACCTCGTCAGGCCCGAAGAACCGGGGCAGACCTCCGTACTCGTCAGCTCGCACCGAGGTCATCGCGGTGCCGCCCGCGTCCTGCAGGTCGGTGTACTGGGTGCCGCCCTCCGCCGCGTCCCAGACGGTGACGTTGGCTCCGGCGCCGACCGCCCACAGTCCGTCGGACGGGGTGACCACGTAGTCCGCGAGCCCGGCCCCGAATTCATAGCGTGCCATCAGTCAGGGCTCCTAGTTCAGCAGGTAGGTCATGGTCAGAGAGAGCGTGTGGCCGACGGTGACGTTGGCGGAGATCATCCGCACCCAGATGCCGCCGTCCGTCCGGACCTCAACCCGGCCCGTGACCCCTGAGGAAAAGGTGCAGGCGAAGTATTGGTTCCGGGCCGTGTTCCTCAGAGAGGCCGGCACGGTCGCCAATTTCGATCCGTCGGCGTCCGTCTGATTGAAGGTGCTGCCAACCCGGCGCTTGCTGATGCGCAGCGACACCACTGACCCGGACCGCTTGCCCACGGCCTGGCCCTCGTCGGTCCACGTCGAGTACCCGGCCCCGAGCGACACCTCGGGACTGTCCTCGTAGAGAGCGGTCCAGATACCGGACCCGGTGTGCATGCTGAGCCGCCCCGTGTCCGTCTCGTAGGCCAGCTCCCCGAGTTCGGGTGCGATGTTGCGGTGTGAGGACAGGGCGGGCCGCACCCGTGTGCCCACGTACAGCTCGCCGCGGGTCACGGTCACGGACCCTGCGCCGGTCTGCACGGTGACTCCAGCGAGGAGGATCTCCCAGACGCCGGTATCCCCCGAATCCTGGGTCAGCGCTGGCACGCCCGCCCCGGGCGTGCCCTCCTTCACGACGGCGCGCACCGTCCAGTCGGAGCGGTCCAGGCGCAGCACCACCCGGTCGATACGGGTCTGACCGCTCGCGTTCGCGGTGATGGGCAGGGTCACGGTCGACGTGCCCGACGTCCAGGCGTGTCCGCGCACCGACGCACTCACACCCGGTCGGATGTCCACGTTCAGCCCGATGCCGCCCGACACGACCGCGGCGTCGGTCGGATCGCCGTAGACCCCGTCGTCCGAGAACCGGGCGGCCATGGCCTCGTATTCGGCGTCGGTGACGGCGCGGGTGTTGTAGGAGGGCGATGGCCAGGAGTTCTGGGCCACAGCGTCACCTCGCTTCCAGCCGCCCGAGGCGGCGGTTCAGGGTCCGTACCAGGCGGACCAGCTGGGGGTCGGTGGTCGCGGCCGGGGAGCCGACGACGGCGGACACGTACTCGCCTGTGTCGGGGGTGGCCTGCAGGTGGATGGAGCGGACGACGTCGGCGACCTCCAGGCCGTGCGGGAGGGCGACCGACACCCGGTCGCCGAGGTCGTAGTCGACCCCGGCGCGGAGGTCGGGGGTGTCGACGGTGACCGTGGCGAGCTCCACCGGTGCGGCGCTCTCGCCGAGCTCGGCGTTCCCGGCGGCGGTGAGCTCGCCGTCCGCGTCGGTCTCGGAGCTGCTGTCGAGGTAGCGCTCCACGCGCCACCACGCGGCGGCGGCCGCCGCATCGGACCGCTCCACGAAGGTCCGGGTGGTGGATCCTTCGGTCTCGGACCCCGCGACCAGGGCGTGAGTCGCAGCCGGGGCCGAGGCCTTGTACTGCAGGCTGCGGAGGTTGCCGAGGCCGAGGCTGAACCGGGCCACGTCGGTCAGGTCGGCGGGCGCGTAGCAGGCGAACTCGATCCCGGCGGCGGTCTGCTGGGTGCGGAAGCCGATGCCGCCGCCGTCGATCGCGACGCGCCGGCCGACCTCAAGGAGCGGCTCGAACCGCGTGCGGACGGTGGTGGTCGTTCCGATACCGGCCGCAGCGGCGAGCGTCAGGTTCGGGACCCGGCGGGCGACGAGTGCGCCCGGCCCGCAGTTCTCGTTGACGATGGTGCGGATGATCGTCTCGGCGTTGGCGGTGCTGATCTGCCGCCAGGTGCTGCCCTGCTGGGCGGTCCAGGCGGAGGCGGGGTCGGGCCAGGTGATGTATCCGGCGAGGACGGCCAGGTCGTCGGAGAACGCCACGGTCACCGTGCCGACGCCAGGGTCCTGGTCGACAGACCAGGAGTAGTCCGTAGGGATCTCCATCGGGCCGGCCGTCCAGATCTGCCCGTCGCGGATCACGACGAGCCGGTGGCCGGGCTGCAGCTGCGCCATGACCTCCGGCGTGGCCGGCATCTGGACCGTCCCGCTCGCTGGTTCGTTGAACCGTCTGGTCACGTCGAGGTTCGTCCACCCGTCGAGCGGATCGCCCTGAACGGCGAGATCCCCGTCCGTGACGAGGAGTTGGATCGTCATGTCAGGCCATCTCGTAGCGCGGGTGGAATGTGAGGTCGACGGCGCTGCCGGTGGTGGCCCCGTCGAGCTGGAAGGACACTGGGGTGGCCCCGGGCGGCAGGCTCCACAGCACGGCCGAGGGCCAGTTGAGTGCGCCGACCCAGTTGCTGCCGTCCTGGAAACGGACGCTGGGCGGGTCGGTGGAGATGGTGACCTGCTCGCCCGCCAGGAGCGCGCCGTGCGCGGTGGCGGTCGGGTCCAGGACGAAGCTGTCGCCGGTGTCCTCGCGGGTGAACGTGATCAGGCTTGCCGGGCCGGTGACCACCCACTCCGGCCAGACCTCCACGTCACCCGGGTTGGTGACGACGGTCTCGCCCAGAACCTGCGAGGAGGACACCGTGGGGTACGGCACGAGGAAGTCCTGCGCCGACCCCGACTCCCGGTGGATGTGCCGCGGCACGGCGTCCACCCAGTAGGGGTCCTCGCACCACAGGGTCACCACGGCGCTGTCCCACGTGATGCCGGTCGCGGTCTGACCGCGCCCGTCCCACCCGTCGCTGTAGTGGACGAGGAGCCGCCGGATGCTGCCGTCGGGCCGGGCGACCTCTAGCGTCCCCGGCCCCTCCCGCAGGGTCCGGGTGAACGCCTGCCCCACGCCCCGCCAGTTGTCCGTGAACACCATGTGGTCGGCGCCCTTCACGAGCACCGGCCACACAATCGTCCGCGGCTGCGGCTGGGCATGCCGGAGCCGGGCCCCGCCTCGCGGGTGCGGGTCCGACGTCAGGGTGTACGTCGCGGCCCCCAGGCCGGACACTCCCTCGGCGAGGGCGTACCACTCCAGGGTCGTGTCCGTCATCGGCCACCGTCGGCCGGTCGGGTCGATGTACGTGACCGCCGCGTACCCGACCTCGGGGATCTCTACCGGCGGGACGACCGGCGGTTCCTCCGGCGTGATGACCGGTGCTGTGATCAGGGGCATCTACCTGGGCCTCCCCACTCGCTGCCGCGCGTCCTCCTGCCGCTGAATCAGCCGCAGGTCCTCCACCGAGATCACCGACGACCGCGGGTAGATGTTGTAGGTGACGGGCGGCCCGTACGGTGCCGCCGTGCTGCTGGCCACCGTGGGTGCGGCCCTCCCGGCGGAGGGCGCCGACCGGCCGACGGGAAGCCGCCCCTCGTTCAGGGCGTCCATGAACTTCAGCCCGTACTTGTCCACGGACGCGGCCTTGACCATGTACTCGCCCGTGGACCCCCAGATCGGGATGGAGTCCGACTGGCTGGTACCCGGCCCCTGCAGGAGCCCGCCGCCGGGGAACCGGGGGATGAGGCCGCCGCCCGCATACTTCAGCTGCGACCCTTCCGACCCGTACCGGCGGGCAGCGCCTCCGTCCCCGACGCTGACGTGCCGGGTCGTGATGACGATGGTCTTGCCGCGCATCGAGTCGACCTTCCGCTGGGCGGCCGCGATCTTGCGCTGCAGGTCGGAGATCTCGCCCTTGATCTTCGCGGTCTTCTCCGACGGTGCGTTCCGCAGCCGTTCCTTTGCCTGGGCCAGCTTGGCCTTCAGGTCGTCCAGGTCGCCCCGGAGGTACGCAGTTTTGTCCGGGGTGTCCAGGATCTGGTCAGCGAGGCGAACGGCCTGCTCCCTGGTCAGGCCCATGGCGTCGGCTGAACGGATCAGCGCCGCCCGGCCTCGGTCGTACTGCCCCTTGGCGTACTCCCAGCTCTTGCCGGAGTCCCGCGCGGCGGACACGTTCCCTTCGGTCTTCCGGGCCAGCTCGGTGAGCGCGGTCTGGGCGTCCCGGGCGGCTTCGCTGTTCAGATTCAGCTCGCCGTTGGTGATCCGCAGGGCGTCGCTGTGCGCGGAAGCGGCCTTTGCCGCAGCGTCGATGGCCGCTTCCATACCGGCCCGTCCTTCGAGCGCCGCTCGCTGGACCTCGTTCAGAGCCATGATGCTTTCGCGTAGCCCGTCCGTGGCACGCTTCTGCGCGTCGAGCTTGGCCTGCACCTCCTGGGCCTGGGCGCCGAAGAGGCCAGCCGATTCGGCCGCCAGCTTCTGCTCGAAGGCCGCCGCCTCCAAGGCGTCGTTGTAGTCGCCGAGACTGGCAGTGACCTTCTGGGCCTGCTCCGGATTCATCTCCGCGAGGAGATCGCGCAGGGCGGCGGCCGCCAGGTCCGCCTGCCCCTTGGACACCAGAGCGGCCAGGCCGTCGTCAAGCGCGCCCAGCGACGCGTTCATGTCGTCCGTGGCGTACCCGGCACCGAGCATCCCGTCGGTGAGGTCGTGCCCCCAGTTGTTGAACGACTCGATCAGTGACGGATCCAGGACCGCGTTGATCTGGTCCTTCAGCTTCCCGAAGTCTGTGCCGAACGCGCGAGCGGCCTCGCCGGTGACCTTGCCCGTGGAGCCGAGCTGCGTCAGGGACGAGGTCAGCTTGTCCACGTCGGGCGGCATCGTCCGGCTGGACTGCGAGAGTTCCGTCAGCGCGATCAGCAGCAACCCGATGCCCGTGCCGGCAATCGCGAGCTTCGCCGTCCGGGACAGGGTGGTGATCGCCGCTCCGACACCTGCCAGCCTGCCGGGAGTTCCGGCCGCCGCTGCACGCATCAGGACCAGCTGACCGGCCATGGCTCCGAGCGCAGCCCGCCCCGCCGCCGCGCCGGCCGCAGCGAGACGTACGGCCTTGATCGCGATAGCCATCTGCAGCATCGTCGCGATCGCACCGGGCGGTACGGCCGCGACGATGCCGGACAGGGCGTTGATCAGGTCGAGCATGCCCATGCCGACCCCGGACCCGGCCTCAAGGAGGTTCAGCACGGCGTCCCCGACGTTGCGGAGCGTGTCGCCGACGAGGGGGCCGGCCTCCTCGCAGTAGGCAAGGAACTCCTCGATGCCGCCGCCGACCTCGCCCTTCTCAACCTTGACGAGGAACTCCGTGACGCCGTCGACAGCGTTACGCATGGTGTCGTCGGCGAACGTGGTGAACCGCTTGTTCAGGGCGTCGAAGCCGGGCGAGCTGACCCCGGCGCCGACCATGGTGATCAGCCGGTCGAACTGGGCCGAGGTCCCCTTCACCAGGCCGGTGGTCTTGGGCAGCAGCGCGTTGGTGACGGCGACACCCTTGGTGAACGGGCCCATCACGTCACCGGAGAGGGAGTCGGACCAGTCCTCGAAGGAATCCGAGAGGAGCCCGACGGCGACCGCGGCCTTCCGGGTCTCCGGGGGCAGGGCCGCAAGCTTCCGCTGGTACGCGGACTGGGCCTCGGCAGCGGCCTGCGACGTGCGCCCGGACTCCTGCACTGCCTCGTCGTACTGGGTGTGCGCTTCTCGTGCCTCGGTGATGGCCCCGATCTGCGGGCCGAGCGCCAGGGCGTAGGCGGCGGCCGCGACACCGGCAGCGCCGAGCTGGGCGCCGACGGCGGCCGCGGCCCCGGCGAGGCCGGCCGCCGCGGGGATCGCGGCGGGCGCGAGGCTGATGAGGCTGGCCTGCAGCCGCTCGCCGAACACCCCGATCTTGTCGGAGGCGTTGGCGAACGGTGTGGAGGTGGCGTTGGCCCCCTCGCGCAGCCGACGCATCGCCTCGTCGGTGCTGATCAGGTTGCCCTGCAGGTCCCGCAGTGACCCGTCGGCGTCTCGGGTGAACCCGGCAATCGCGCGGGCCGAGTCGTCGGCCGCGGAGTCGAGGCGGCGGCGCAGCCGGTCGGCGGCGTCCCCCGCCCCGTTCAGGGTGCGCGACAGGGCGTCGCGGCCCTGCAGAACGAAGTTGAGGGTGGTCACGACGGCTTAGCCCCCTTGCTGTGCTGCCACGTGGCGGGAGACCCAGGCGACGGCCGACTCCAGGTCGTCGGCCGTCAGGTGCTGGATCTCCCACGGGCGGATGTGCAGGTAGTGGGCCAGGAGCCACCGGTACTCGTGGATCAGTCCTCGGAGACCGCCGGGGCCGTGACCAGGTGGCCTTTTCCCAGCGCGTTGAGCGCGGCCTCGATGTCGCCCGTGTCCTCGGCGAGCTTCCGCAGGTGCGGAAGCACCGACTCGATCGTCGAGTCCTCGGAGGCGGCGAGCGCCTCGGCCATGAGGTTCTCGAGAACGTCGTCGATCTCCTCGCGCTCGATCCGGGCCTTCAGCCGACGGCGCCACCCGGGCACATCGACGTCGCCGAACTTCAGATCGGGCTCGGTCCGCTTGCGGAACGCCCACAGGACGGCGCGCATCGCGGTGGGGTCCTGGCCCCGGAGCTGGTCCTCCAGGACCCGCCAGGCCGTGCCGCCCATGACTGCCTCGATGTCCGCGGACTCGATCGCGGACAGGTCGAGCGTGGAGACCCGCTCCACGGTGCCGTCCGCCTGGGTGTACGTGATGATCATGGGGCGTTGTCTCTCATTCGATATCGCGGCGCACGTCGTCGACGATCCGTGCGACCTCTGCCTGCATCCGCGGCGTACCGGCCGCGACGGTTTTGGACCACCAGCCCGCCGGGCGCGCCCACTGGGTGGCCCACCGCTTCCGGTTGCCGAACACCGGGTGCCGGACCCTGCCGGACTCGATCACCCACGGCATGTTGCGGATGTCGTGCGGCAGGCGGGACCGGTCCATCCAGACGCGGGCGCCGGGGTTCGCCCCGGTGCGGACGCTGATCCGTACCCCGCCCGCGAGCGTGGCCCGCAGCGGCCTGGTGGTCGGCGACCGGCCGCCGCGTTTCCCGGCCTTCCGTCCCTCGGAGACGAGGGGCTGGCGGCGGATCGCCTGCTGGAGATCCCGCTGCAGCGGCTCGGCGGCCCGCCGGATCCTGCGGGTGAAGTTCCGCTGGAGGCGGGGGCCGCCCGCCGATTTGAGGCGGCGGGACAGGGTGAGCAGCTGGCCGGTGCCCTGGATCTGCACCGAGCCCGCCATAGCTAGGCCGCCGCCGGGATGGTGACGTTCTCGGCGGGCTCCGACGTGATCGCGAACTGGCACATGATCTGCGCCGCGCTGTCGAGCTCCCGCACCTTGGCCTGGGAGGTGACGGTCACCGGGTAGACGTCCATGGTCTGGGTGGGGACGTCGCCCTCGTCCATCCACACGATGAACCCGGCGGCCTCGCGGACGAGGAGGGCGCGCACGTCGTCGGCGTCCTTGGACGCCCAGAACGTCAGCGAGGAGTCGGCGGCGGTGATCGCGCCGCCGACGACCGGCGTGAACCGGCTGCCCAGGGCGGGCGTCGGCACGGTCTCCGAGGTGGTCTGCCACCCGCCCATCGCGCCGGTCTCGCCCTCCAGCGCCGTACCCGCGTCGAGCTCCACCCGGGTCGGCGCACCCAGGGACGCGATGGCCGGCACCCACAGCACCCGGGTAATGCCGCGCCGGTAGTACCTGGTCGATGCCTGGATCGGGGTAGCCATCAGCCGTTCTCCTTCGGGGTCCGCCGACGCTTCGCCTCGGCCGTGTTCGTCTCGGCGGGCCGGTCGCCTACGACCTGCCAGCCCATGCGCTCGTACTGGGCCACCGAGATCTCCGCGACCTCGATGACCTGCTCAATGCCGTCATGCCTCATCCGCACCATTGCGTGAGGTCCTTTCGATCGGAATGTCGGTCGAGACCATCGCGGCCTCGCCGCCGACGGCGTATCGCGCTCCGCTTCCGTTAAGCCGGTACTGATGAACAACCACTCGGCTCGGCGTGATCTTCAGTGACTGGACATCTGCTGGCTCAATGCCGAGCTGGTCGATGAACGCAGCGACCTGCTCGTAGGGGATGGACTCGCGCACGGAGCGCTCCTCTCTATGTGAAGGCTCGGCCGGCCACCGTGAGCAGCAGCCGGGCCTGTACGCCCTGTTCGGTCTGGGGCTGGAACAGCTGGGACACCTCGATCGCGACCTCCAGGGACGGCAGGCCGACGCCGGGGTCCGCGGCGAGGAGGGCCTCGAGGCGGGCGCCGATCTCGTACACCCGCATGCGGGCGGCCCGTACGTCCGTATCGCCGCGGGACGCGACGGCCGCGACGAACACCTCGATCTGTTCCTCCCGGCCGGTGGCCAGGGAGGACCAGCCGCCGAGGGTCTGGGCCGCCTGGAAGTCGGCGTCCGGATCGCCGTTGAACCCGACGATCAGCCAGTCCGGCACGCTCGACTCGCTGACCTCCGGACCGTCGGTGACCGCCACGTCGGTCAGCGCCGGGTCGGCGCGCAACGCGGCGACCAGGGCGTCGATCAGATCGGGTACGCGGGATGCCATCTACGCCACTCCTGGGGGCAGTCGGTCGGGCTCAAGCAGCTGCACGGCCCGGTTGGGGATCGCGTAGCCGAGGCCGGGGATCGGCTCGGTCACGGCGTAGTCGGTGCCGCCGGGCAGGCCGCCGCGGCCCTGCGCCAGCTGGGTGCGCCACAGGTGCTGCAGGATGATCCGCGCCGCGCCCTGGATGTTCGCTGCGACGGCCGTGCGCCCGGCGGTGTAGGTGAAGCGCAGCGGCCCCCGGAGGTAGCCGCCTTCGGCGAGGGAGACCCGGCCGGTGTCCTCGTCCACCAGCAGGTCCCCGACGTCGTACGCGGGCCCTCCGGCGCGCAGCTGCTCCACCGCGGTGACCGCGATGACGGGCGTGCGCCGCAGGACGAGGGAGGACTGCTGCCGCTCGCGGTGCAGCTCGGTGAAGGCGCGGGGGATGACGGGCCCGGTGAAGAACTCCACGCACCGGGTGGTCGCCTCGTTCCAGAACCGCACCTCGTCGTCGTCCACGGAGGTCTTCTGGTTGAGGTGCTTCTTGGCGTCGGCCAGCGACAGGATCACCGGCGGTGCGGCGTCGCGGACGTCGAACACGTCGGTGTACGCGTGGGCGGGCCCGGTCCAGACCCAGCGCACCGCGTGGCGGCCGGGCTCGGTGGTGGGGTAGTCGGCCCGGTAGACGCCGGGGTCGCCCTCGGTGACGGCCGGGGTGGCGGTCGTGCCGTCCGGGAGCGTGACCGTCACCGCGGCTGTGGCGGCGGTGGCGAGCGCGCCGCCCGGGTCTCGGCACTCGGCGGTCAGGCGCGCGGTCGCGCCGAGGTCGTACGGCACAGCCCGCCCCCTACTCGCCTGCGGCGTCGCGGGCGCGAGCGTCCTCGAGGACCTGGTCGCGAACCTTGCGGATGCCCGCCCGGTTCTCCCCGGCAGCCTCGGCGTCCAGGACCCGCAGCGCCTCCGCCTCGCCGACAGTGCCCAGGTAGGCCAGAACATCCTTGGTGACGTGCTGGGTGGGGTCGAAGGGGTCCGGGCTCGAAGCGCCGGGCTCGGTCGGCGGAGTGAGATTGCGGGAGGTTCCGGGGTCGTTGACGGCGGCCTCGACCCGCTGGGCCTGCCGGGGCCGGGCCGCGGTCGCCACGTCCTGGAACAGGTGCCCGTGCGTCTTGAGGATGGGGTGCTTCTCCTCAAGGAGCTGGCCCGCGGTGAAGGTGACGGGCACGCCGCCGCGCCACACGGTGAACGATTCGACGCATCGCTGAACTGCCACAGCAGGGCTCCTAGGTGTGCGAGATGGGGGTGCGGCGCGGGTAGGCGCGGACGATGACCGCGCCGAGCGTCCCGCCGTCGGTGGCGCCGGACGTGGTGACCGTGGCGCGCAGGTACCGGGCGTGCCCGAGGTAGCCGAGCTCGTAGACGGCCTCGTCGTTGGCACTCGTCAGCGCGGGGACGGTGCCCTGCAGGTCGGCGGCGGCGACCGCCGTCCAGTCCGTGCCGTTGCCGGACTCCTGCAGGACCACGGCGTTGGACCCGTCGGTGACCGTCCCGGCGAGGACGACCAGCATGGCCGACCGGGACGCGTCGAGGTTCTCGTGCAGGTCCACGGTCGTGCCGTTGACCGTGCCGTTGGTGCGCACCGCGGCGGCCAGCGTCAGCTGGGCCCGCGCGTTGTTGTACAGGCTCTGCCTCATGGGACTGCTCCTGGGGTGAACGCCGACGGCCGGAGAACCACTTCGGTTCTCCGGCCGTGGCACGGGGCGAATCAGGTGACGTTGAGCATCCGGAAAGCACCGTCGTTCACGGAGTCGGCGCCGACCCGGTAGTAGGCGTACCAACCGCGCTGGCCCTTGGGCCGGCCGTTGGCGCCCATCAGCTGCGGCAGGAACTCGATCGACATGCCGATGCGGTCGGCGACGACGTAGTTGCTGAAGTCCCCGTACACAGCTACGTAGTTGTCCGCCGAGCCGGTGACGGTGCCGTCCATGTCCTCGGCCTCCAGAGCTCGGCGGCCCAGGAGCATCGGCGGGACGTCGGCGCTGATCCGCTCCCAGAGGGCGGAGCCGCCTGCGGTGTCGAACTGGCGGATCTGGTTGTAGATCGACCGGTTCGCCATCCACGCCGCCTGCTTGCGGTACCGGGCAGGCAGGGCGCTGTCGACCTTGTAGACGTCGCCGGAAGCGAAGGTGTCCGTCGTGGTCGAGGCGACGACGGAGCCGGTTCCGGCGAGGGCGGTGACGATGCCGGTGGGCTGGCCGGACCCGGTGCCGACGGCGAGTGCCGCGGCCTCGAGTTCGTCCTTACCGGCCGCCAGGAGCCGGCCGACCTCGGTGGTCACGTTCTCGGCGTCGTCCATCGCCTCGTAGGTGATGGGCACGAACCCGTCCGCCTTGTGCAGCGGGACGGTCGGCTGCCCGAACGTCGGGGCGTTGTCGCCGGCCTCGGAGCCCTCGGCGGCCCACCTCCACTGCACCGCGCCGGCGGAGACGCCGTTCCAGACGTCGCCGGTCGCGACGACCTGGCGGGCCACCATACGGATGTCGTTCTGCGACCCGTCCGACGTGATGATGACGGTGGGGTCCAGCTGGAAGGGCACCAGGTAGCCGCCCGCGTTGTCGGTGAGCGACATGGCGCGCTCGAGGGCCTGCTGCTCCTCAGAGCTGATCATGTGGGCCCTGCCGCGAGCCAGCTTGGACCAGGCCCGCATGTACTCCGGCGAGGACGTCGCCAGGCACATGCGGGCGATGGTGCCGCGCTTGTCGTCCCAGGCCTCGATGATGTCCGTGGCGGCCGACCGGATCCGGTCGTTCGCGCCGGCCATCTTCTCCACCGCGCACAGCGCGCGGGCGCGGAGCTCCTGGCCGACATCCTCGGTGGACCGGGAGTAGGTCCGCATCTCGCCGAGGTCCCATGGGTTGCGGAACCGGCGGTCCTCAACGCTGTCAGGGTTGAGGATCGGGTCCAGGTCGTAGGAGTCCCGGCTGTTGATCGGGGTGCCGCGCTCGACACCGAGCGCAGGAGGCCTCCGGTCGGTGGTCTGTGTGGCCGCCCGGACCCGCTCCAGGGCCGAGCGGCGCTCGAGCTGGCGGCGGTGGTCGTCGACGTCGGCAAACTCGCGCGTGAGCTCGTCGAAAGTCTGCTCGTCGTCGGCGGTGAGGCTGTCGCGCCGCTCGAGGTCCTCGAGCTGGGCGCGGATGTCCTGCAGGCGGATGACCGCCTGCTGGTGCGAAAGCTGAAGCTGAGGCATCAGCCGTTCTCCTTCGTGTCGATGGACGCCAGGACGCCGTCCATCAGCGCGCCGATCTCGGCGAGCTGGGGGCGCATGCGCTCTGTGCGGGATGGCGACGGGTGCCCATCGGCGGGCGGCGCGTCGGTACTACGCGGGGTGGGCGGGTGCTCGGTGAGCGGCGCGCCCTGCGGTGTCGGTTCGTCCGGGTGCCCGGGAGCGGGCGGCGCGGGCGGTGTGGTCTGGTCCCGGGCTTCCTCGCCCGGACGCTGGAAGAGGAGCGCGGCCGCGACCTCGCGGCGCAGCTGCGGGTCCTCGGGGACGCTGGGTGTGGCGGCGTCGCGGGCGAGGGACTGCCGGATACGGCGGGTCATATCGGCGTCGTGGGCCAGGCCGTGCGCCATGTCCCGGGCCCGCACGGACACGCTGGTGCCGGTGTAGGCGGGGAAGACGACGGGGCCGAGCTCGCGGCATTTCAGCTCGATGAGCTCCCGTTGCAGGGGGCCGCGGTCGCCGGGCCTCCACAGCAGCTCGTAGACCTCCTCGGCCTTGACGATCTTGCCGTTGACGTCGCGCCACTCCTCGCGGACGACCTCGAACCTGAACGACATGCCGTTGATGGTCTGTTCGGCGATGGCGTCGCGGACCGGCTGCATCAGCCAGTTGTCGGTGATGCGGCCCTCCACGTACAGGCCCTGGTCGTCCTCGCGGAGGTCGGCGATGGTCCCGATGGGGATCGACCCGATCAGCGGGTGCCGGCCGTGGTCGAACTGCATGACCGGGGTCTGCTCGCGGATGGTCTTCTTGAAGGCGCCCTTGCGGATCGTCTCGGTGAACTCCCCTTCCCACGAGGAGATCTCGGTCTGTGCGCCGAACAGGGCGGCGTACCCGGACAGGGTCCGGCCGTCGGGCTCGGCGTCGCCTTCGGCGCGCTGCAGCTGGAACGGGGCCGAGCGCAGCAGCTCGCGGGTGGCGGTGTGCATGGTGGGCATCAGGCCCCCTCCTCGGGTGTGGGTGGGTCGGCCGCAGGCGCGCCGGAGCCGGAGCCGGGTTTCTGCAGCTGCACGGAGAACATGCCGGTGTGGACGAGCAGCGCCCAGTCCTCGGACCGGACGGCGCGCTGGATGGATTCGGGGGTGTACCCGGCGTCGACCAGGGCGCGGATAGTGCGGGACTGAATGCCCTGGATCTCGGCGGCGTCCTTGCGGTCCTCGCGCAGGAAGGGGACGCCGTTCGCGTCGTACCAGAGCCGTACGGCCTGGCCGAGGCCGTCGGGCGGGGCGACCAGGTGCTCCAGCGATCCGGCGGCGTTCTGCCACAGCGGGTGGATCGTGCCGTCCGCGAACCGGCGGCGGGCCTGCCCGTAGTTGGAGTAGGTGGCGGCCTGCAGACCCTCGGACAGGCCCACGATGATGGGCGGTACGCCGCCCGCCGCGGCGATGCGGGTCTCCCCGGCCCCCTGGGTCTTGGAGAAGTCGAGCTGCTGGAAGTCGCGGCCGACGACGGTGACGTCCGCGCCGCCGCCCAGGTACAGGGTCTTGTAGGCGTTCTCCACCCCGCGGTGGGAGGCCTCCATTTTGTCCTTGAACTTGGCGAACGCGTCGGGCGTGACCTCGCGGGCGAGGCGGACCACCATGTTCGGCGTGGCCGCGTTCTCCATGAACTTCTTCTTGTGCGCGGCCATCATGTTGTCGGCCTGCGTCTCCCGGATCACCGGGGTCAGCCATGACATGCCGCGGAACGTGGCCAGCGGGTCGGGGGTCGGCGCGAAGTGCGCGACCTCCTCCGGCCAGAGGAACACGGGGTCGCACCCGGGCTCCTGGTACAGGTAGCCGTACCGCGTCCAGCCGAGGTGGCCACCGTGCGGGTGCATGCGGCGCTCGAGGACGATCTGCACCCAGTCGGGGCGCAGGCGGACCATCTCGCCGTTGAACAGCGTCCAGTAGCTGTTCCCGGCCAGGTCGGCGTCCTGGATCATCCGGTTCAGCAGGTCCTGCGTGGTCCCGCCGAGCCACGGCCGCTCGAGCGGCGCCAGGTCGCTCGTCCCGAACGTCTCGCTGGGCTGGCCGTTGTTGAGGCGCTGCCACTGGAACCGAGGGGCGGAGAACACCGCCATCCTGGCCACCATGCATGCCCAGATCACCGGGTTCGTCGCGAACATCTGCGCGTACCCGACGAGGTCCGTCGGGGCCTTCTCCGCGGCCTGCCCGGGCTGCGTCTGCGTGAAGCCCAGCGGCGACCAGCCGTGGTAGCCGAGGGACTCCTGCAGCGCCGCCGCGTAGTCCTCGATCGTGCTGATGCTGCGGGCCTCGCTACGGCCCCGTACGGCCCTCCAGAGACTCGTCACGTGCTGCCCCCGTCCACGTCCATGAGGAGCAGGCAGTAGGCCACCAGCAGCACACCGGCCACCGCCAGGCCGACCGCCAGGCCAAGCCCGAGTCCGGCCCCCGCGGCCATCAGGCCGCCGCCGGTGAACACCCCGGCCCGCGCCCGTACTCCAGCGCTCACCCGTACGCCGCCCACGGCTCCACCTCCTCGTCCTCTTCCTCGATCTCGCAGGTGAGCCCCCACGGCGCGAGGGTCACCGCGACCAGCGGGCTGATGTCGATGCCCTCGGTGCGCCGGGCCCAGGCCCAGGCGTCGCCGAGGTCGCGCTTCTTCGCCCCGGCCAGCGCAGTGGCGAGCGGTGCCTGGCCGAGGTGGCTGACCTCGGAGGCCTGTACGGCGTCGTACAGCTGCCCGCAGGACTGAGCGACCTCCCGGGCCTTCGGGGAGACGACCCGCAGGCCTCTGTCCGTCAGCGGCTTGATCAGCGACCCGGCCGGGCCAGCGGCGTCGATGACCCAGCAGCGCGGCGACCACTTCTCGTCCAGGTCCACCGCGCGGTCGAGCAGCCAGTCCATGCCGGGCCGGTTGTCGACGACCTCGATATGGAGGCCGACGTCGGTTTGCCCGGCCACGCCGATCGACGCGTGGGACCGTTCCGGTGTGGCGTCGACACAGAACGCCACCGGGTCCTGCGGGGCACTGTCGCCGTCCATGACGGCTTCCCACGCCTCCTTCGAGATGACCTGCCAGGTGTCGGCCTCGAGCTCGGGGTACTCACCGACGCCGAGGCGCTCGCGGTCGAACAGGTCCTCGCGCAACGTGGCCATCTCCCGTTCGATCGCCTGCGGCCGGATCCGGATACCGAGCGTCGGGTTCGCCCGCGCCCACGAGGACCGGTCCTCGCGGTCGTCGTGCTCGGTGCAGGTCAGCACCCCGTCCGCATCGCGGGGGCACTCCTTGACGTGCTGGTCGATCGAGTGCTCGATGTAGGTGAGCGACTGGTCCGGGACGTCCGTCTCGGCCAGCGCCCTCGCCCGCAGCGTCGCCAGCTGCTCGCTCTCGGCCCCGATACCGGCCGAACCGGCGTACACCAGCTGCGGGTTGTACCGGGCGGACATGACGGGCAGCAGGGCGCCCATCGGGGCGGCGCGCAGGGCCATGGCCTCGTCCATGATGACGAGGTCGCCGGAGAACCCTCGGCCTGACCGGCCGGAGCGGGCGAGGAACCGTACGCGGGCCCCGTTGTGGAAGTAGAACGCCTCGTCCCCGTGGGAGCGCGAGACGCGCCGCACGAGCCGTGACAGTTCGTCGTAGCTGCCGAGGATCTCGTCCAGGCGCGCGAAGGACTCCTGGGCCGTCTTGAACTCGTGCGCCGTGTGGATTACGAGGCGACCACCGAACAGGACCACCTCGGCGACCTGGCGGGGCTCGAGGAACCCGCCCTTGCCGTTCTGGCGCGGGATGTTGAGCACGATCTCGAAGGCGCGCCAGCGGCCCTCCTCGTCCTCGGACAGGCTGTGGTGGAGCGCGGCCTGCTGCCACGGGTCGAGGTGCTGGTCGTACGTCGCGGCGAGCTCCACCGCCTCCTGCCCCGCGGGGGAGCGGAACGCGAGGTAGTCCTCGTCCTCCAGCCCGTTCCACCGGCCGGTGGAGACCCGGCGGTATTCGGGGGTGGAGACAATCCGCGGACTCTGGCAGCCGACCAGCCGGTCACCCGGTCTGGCGGCGGGCGGCCGCGCGCTTGGCGGCACGAGCAGCGAGCTGGTCAACCTGTCCGCCCTTCGCCTGTGGGGAGGCCATGCCACGGACCGTCGCCATGGCCTGCCGGAGCTCGCGGGCAGCGGTGCTGGCGCTCTTGACGTCCTTGGCCGAGTCCATCTCGGTGGCGAGCCTCAGCGCGGCGGCCGCGGCGGCGTTCACCTTGGGGTCGACACCCAGGTCAGCGAGCTCGGCGAGGGTCGCCTTGTGGACAGCGCCCGCCCGGAGACGGCGCTTCGGCTCCAAGTCATCGTCCGACACAGACACCCCCTATGCACACATATGGCCCGAGCGCAACCCTCATGCTCAATGTAACTTTGAGTGACGATGGGGGTATGTCCTAATTGGCCCAATGGTGAGGTTCGGGTGATTAGTGGTGCGCGTCGGGGGGAGAACCGAGCGACAAGGGCTTTTGGGTCGCCCGCCCCTCCAAATCCCACGATGGCCAAGGGCCCCCCTCCCCGCCCTTGATCACCGGGCGGCGAGGCTCCCAAGACACCGAACGTCACGATGCGTGCAGGCTCCCGCCGCCCGGCCCGCCGGCCTCCGGCGTCACCACGAGCGGGACGACTGGCGGCCGACGGTCTTCGCCCCGGCCTTGCCCTGGTGCCGGTACCAGCGGGTCGCCACAGCCACCATGCCGTCCGCCCGCATGTCCCTGATCCGCTGCATCACCACGTCCCTGCCCGGGTCCACCGCGACAACCTCGGCGGCCAGACGCTGGTAGCGGGCGAGCGCCTTGGGGCTCGGCATCGTGTGGATCAGGTAGACGTCGGTGGTCTCCCGATGCTTGACCGCCTCGTCGATCGCGGCGAACCGAGCGCGCAGCGCGACCTTGCGCAGCGTCTCGTCCTGGTTCCACTGGGGCGCGCCCGGGCCGGACAGCGCCGTGGTGATGCGGTCCAGGTCGATGACGATGTCCGTGGGCCTGGCCCGGGCCTGGATCCAGGAGGACTTCCCCGCAGCCGGCGGACCGGTGACGACGTAGAGCACGGCGTTACCTCCCGTCGGTCAGAGCGTCACGCCTCCGCTGCGGGGCGGCTCCGTCAGCCCGGCCTCGGCCAGGGCCAGCCGGAGGACCTCGGCCATGGGGACGTCCACGTGGTCGGGCGTGAGGGTCGGCACTTCGACCCTGCCGTACCAGCCTTCGCTGACGTCCGCCCCGTTCACGGTCTCCGCCCTGATGGGGTTGTGGATCGTCTCGATGTCCACGACGGTGATGTCCTGTTCGATGACGGGGATCAGGTGCTGGCGGACGATTGCGGCCCAGGGGAAGTCGACCGCGTTGTAGTCGATGCCCCGTTCGTCGCACCAGTCGAGCCAGCTTTCGGGGTCGTCGCCGTCGTTGAAGCCCCACTTCGACAGCAGGTCGGTGCTGAACAAGGTCAGAGTGGGCTCGGCCATCCTCACCACCTCCGCGGGTGTGGTGCCGGGAGCCCCCGGCACGTGACGTTGTGGCGGCCCAGCAGGCGGCAGGCGATCCGTCGGGGGAGGCAGTAGGCGGCTTCACGTGGCTCGCTGAGGAGGTAGTTCAGCCAGTGGGCGGGGCCTGTGAGGTCGTAGCGGTAGGCGGGCACGCTCACCTCTTCTTGTCGCGGCAGTGTTCGCGGCCGCAGTCGACGATGTCCGGGTTGTAGAACGCCTCGGTGAACGACACCGCGGCCGCTTCGTACTTGGTCACGGCGTCGGGATCGATGCCGGTGTCGGCTTCGAGCTGGGCGATGCGGCGCGCAGATGCTACGTCGTGGGTGGGGCAAGGACTGTGGCGGCCGAACACGGTCACCACCTCCGTGAAGCCTTGGGCTGGTCGGTGGTCATCCGGTTGCCGCGCTGGCTGTTGCACTTGCGGTGCGCCGAGCGGGCGTTGGCGGGGTCGAGGAGGCTGCCGCCGCGGCTGAGCGGTGTCTCGTGGTCGAGGGTGAAGGCGAGGCGGTGTCTGCCTGCCTCGGGGCCGGTGATGTCGTACGCGATGTCGTGGCCGCAGATCCAGCAGGGCAGGCCGAGGGCGCGTTGACGGGCGCAGAGGGTGCGGTAGGGGCGCCCGTTGCGGGGGTTGCCGGCCACGGGCGCTCGCCTCCTGCTACGTCGCGGGAACGGTCCACTCCAGCGGCTCGTCCAGTGATCCGGGGGCGTAGACGATGTACTGGGGCCTGGTGTCGCTCTGCACGGGGAACGGGATCTTCCCGCGCACACAGCGGTCAGGTTTGACCGAGACGTCGTTCGTGGGGAACTCGGGCTTGGGGAGGTCGCCGCCGTTGAGTCCGGTGACCTCTACGCGGGTGCCGTCCTCGTAGGCCAGCGACCAGGGGAACTGGCTGACGGTGAACGTCTCGCCCTTGACGTTGCAGACCTTGACCTCGGCGGTGGCCCAGACGTCACCGCCCAGGTCCTCTGTGGGTGCCTGCGGGCCCTTTACCGGTTGGCTGTAGGCGATGACGGTGGCCGTGAAGGAGACGTTGTTGGGCTTGTCGTCGATGTCGGCGGTCTCTCCGATGGCGAACGACGTCTGGCTTTCGGGTTCGGGCGTGGGGCTGGGCGTGGTGGGCGCCGGTTCGGGCTTGGCGTCGCTCTTGGTGACGCTGACTGCCTCGGGCTCGTTGCTGCAGCCGGTGAGGGCGAGCAGGCCGGCCGCGAGGAGCGCGGCGGCGGTACGGGTGCGCATGGTGTTCCCCCCAGGGATGTGCGTGGTGTGAGGGGTCATCATCGGGCACGTGGTGCGCCGGTGTCTGCTGTTCGGCCGATGACGGTCGCGCGGTGGGGGGGGCTCCTACCGTGTGGGAGCCGGGGCGCTGAGGTTCTGCAGGGCGCGGGCGCGGGTGGCGAGTTCGGCTCGGGCGACGTCGGCGAGGCGGTAGGTGCGGCTGCGCCCGTCGGAGGCGATGCCGGTGGCGGTGAGGTGGCCGCGGCTGGCCCACTGTCGGATGGTGGCGGGGCGAACCCGGGCGGCTCCGGCGCTGAGGGCCTGGCGGGCGCGGTCGGCGTGTGCGGCGGCCTGGGCGGCGGTGAGGTGGTCGATGTCTATCGGGTCCACGGCGGGCCTCCTCTGGGCGTACGAAAGCCCCTGACGGTCTCGTCAGGGGCTCGGTGGGCACACGTGTGGTGGTGGCAGCAGTGTGACGCACTGTCGCTGATCTTGTCCAGCTACATCGCATCCCACGGCACGTCGCGCTGCCACACCCACCGGCCGGCAGAGTCCGGCGCGTACACAGACCGGCCGCCGGGGTACGCGCAGCCGTCGCTGATGATCGCGGTCCACGGATCGTCGTCGATCTCGACGGGGGCGGTGGAGCCGTCGAGTGGCCCGCCGAAGAGCGTTACCGTCACGAGCTGCGGCGGCGGACTGCCGTCTGCGGTTTCGCCCACCACCGTCACGGAGACATCGGCTGCCTGCCGCTCGGTCAGCTCGATGCCCGCGTCCTGGCGCAGCCACGCCTGGTACCGCTCGCGGCAGCTGTTGAGGTACTCCGAGCGCCACTGCTCGTTGCTGCTGTTCCATACGGATCGCTTCAGGCTCATCGTCGCGGTGTGCTCGCGGCCGTCGATGACGGTGGTGCAGCGGAACTGGATCACGGGGTTGTCGTCCACGGGGTCATCCTCTCGCGGCGATGCCCCCGCCGGATCGGGTCGGCGGGGGCGTCTGGCCGGGCGCTACCCGGCGTGCAGGGGGTGGTCTGTCAGGCGACGGTGTCTACGACGACCTGTGTATAGAGCATCGGGCGTCCCTCTTCGGTCCGCGTGTAGGCGGTCCCGGCGGACAGCACGATGACGGGTTGGTCGTGGAGCACGGTCGTCTCCCCGGCGGCGGGGATCGGCATGGTGCCCGTGGTGTCGAGCTGGACCAGATGCGTGCCGTCGGGGGTTTCGAACGTGAGGCAGTGGCTTGCGGCGAGCGTCTGGCCGGGGAGGGCCCGGCATTCCTCGCTGCGGTCGCGCTTGATGATTGCCGCGAATGTGGGGTGAAGGTCGGTCATGGGGTCATCGTCCCTTCTGCTGCTGGCCGCTTGTGGCGGATCCGCGCTTCTCGGCGTCGCGGGCGGCCTGCGACTGATCGTTGCGCTTCTTCAGCTCGCCGATGCTCATCGTCTTGTGCTTCAGGCCGGTGCTTGTCGTCTTGGGCGGTGCCATGATCGTGGTCCTGTCTCGTGAGTGGGATGGGGCCCGGGGCGGCGGGTCGCCTGGCAGTGAGTCGGCCGCCCCGGGGTTAGGTGGTGGCGCTCTTGCGGATGGAGCGGGCTACTCCCTCGAAGGCGTTGAGTGCCCGCGGGTCGAAGCGCCCGAAGCGGGCTTGGATGTCCTTGCCGAGCTGGGCGTAGAGCAGGGCCGCATCGCGGTACCTGCCGCGTTCCTCGGCTTGCGCGGCCTCGGTCATTCGGTCGTCGATGTCGGCCATCAGGTCCTCGTGGGCGTGGGTAGACCGGTGGTAGATCCGCCGGTAGATGGCGGTAGACGCTGCGGTAGATGCGCAGGTCAGGCTGCGGTAGAGCGCGTAGGTAGCGGCTCCTGGGCCGCCCCGGGGGATGCCCTCTGGGCGGGCCTGGGCGGGAGGTCATCGCGGTGGATGCCGGGGCGGTTGCGCCCGCTCACCTTCAGCTGCTGCCGGACGGGGATCTGCCAGCGCTCCAGTGTGGCCCGGAAGTTGGGCATATCGAGACCGGCGAAGAGGCCGTGCGCCTGGGCGTGGGAGAGCAGTTCAAAGAGGTGGATCCCGTTGCGCTGGGCAATCTGCTGGTGGATCCATTCGAGGGTGGCGTCGTACACCTCTTCAGGCGTTGAACCGGGGGGCTGCTCGGGCTCCTCCGGGGCCGGTTCGGCGGCGGTTCGGGGGGCGGTGCGGAGGGCCGCCCAGCACCATGCCGGGACCAGCGCCCAGAGCAGCGCGGGGGCGGCGCGGATGACCCGCCACAGCAGGTAGGCCCCGGCGGCAACGAGTACGGCGCGGGCGATGCATCCGAGGGCGGCGGCCAGGCCGGTGAGGTCGTCGCGGCGGCCGGCCCGGATCCACGCGGCGGTCCGGTGACCGATGCGGGCAATCAGGGCGTGGCTACCGACAGTGAGACGCTGCGCGGTCGCGGTACGGGCGGCCCAGATGACCGCGGCCCGCTTCATGCGCTGCCCTTGTTGCCGAGGGCGGCGCCCCACGCGCCGACGTAGTTCGCCGCGTCGGGCAGGAACCCGAGCTGGGCGGCGACGCCCGGCAAGAACCCGAGCACGGCTCCGGTGACGATGCCTCCGACGATGCGGCGCTTGTCCTGCTTGCCGGAGACCTTGAAGAGGATGCCGACGACGAAGAACACCAGGGCGACGACGATGCCGCCCTCGGGGGTGAGCGCGCCCATGCGACGTGAGGCGAGGGCCGCGGCTCCGGTGCCGACGAGGCTGCCGACGGCGGTGTCGCCGCCCTTGGAGAGCAGCCCGGCGATTCCGGCTGCGCCCCAGCCGAGCGCGCCGCCGGCGCAGACGGTGGCGAGGGAGCCGAGCAGCCACCCGGAGCCGTACGGGATGAGGGCCTTGGGGTCGCGGCCGCCTTTCCACCAGGGGCGGAAGTTGGCCCACATGATGGCGAGGGCGGCGGCGACTCCGGCGAGGCTGAGGCCGGTGGCGGCGTTCATCGGGTGACTCCAGTGAGCAGGGTGACGACGTCGAAGAGGTTGATGGAGGCGATCAGGCCGACCACGGTCACGACCCCGGCCCAGATGCGGAGCAGGGTGCCGCCGTGGCGGACGATGCGGAGGACGACCCAGGCGAACGCGAGGCCCGCGAGGGCGTAGCCGAAGGGCGCGCCCCATTCGGTTCGGGCGAGGTTGACGGTGTAGGCCCAGGTCGATGCGGCCGAGTGGCCGGTGAACGGCATGGGGATCACGGCGGCCAGGAGCGCGACGATGAGCTGCCAGGGCCGGCCGATCGTCCGGATCCACGCGCAGAGCCGCTCCCACCGGGTCGGTTCGATCGGTTCGTAGTAGGGGACGGGCTGGACGGTGACGTGGAAGTGGTGAACGTGAACCGGCTCGGGCGGCGGGGGTGGTGCGGGTACGGCGACGGCCGGGGGTGCAGCCGGTGGCGGTGGCGGTGGTGCAGCCGCAGCCGGGGCGCGCCACGGGGGTACGGCGCCCGGGGGCGGGGGCCCGTCGGGGAGTGGCGCTCCCCCGGGGATGATCCGTGTCGGGGTGATCGGGGTGCGGTCGGTCACGGGTGGGCTCCAGCTGCGGCTACGGGTGCGGTCGGGGACGGCTGCGCGGCTGCGGCTGCGCGGATGCGGGCTTCGGCTGCGGCGAGGATGCGGGGGGCGCGGCGCTGGCCGATGCCGAGCTCCCGCTGCAGCCGTCGCCCGGACAGGGGGCCGGTGGCGGCGAGCTGCACGGCGCGGTCGATCAGGGCGGCGTCCGAGGGGCGCGCGGATGCGGGCCGGGGCGGCTGCGGTTGCGGCTGCGCAGTCGCGGTGACCTCGGGTGATGGCGGCTGCATGGGTGCGAGGTCCAGGACGAGTGAGGCGGGCGGCGTCCAGCCGAGTACCTGCTCCGTCCACGGCGTCGGCTTCACGGCTGCGGGTGCAGCCGCATCCGGCTGCGCAGCCGTGGGGGCGGGTGCGGTGGGCTGCGGGCGGATGCTCCGCCGGCAGACGACGGGGAGCAGCCGGGTCCCGGCGGGTACGGCGTCGGGCGGGGGTGGTGCAGTCGGCTGCGCAGCCGTCAGGGCGAGTGCGGGTGGGGCGAGGGCTACGGCTTCGGATGCGGCTTGGTCGAAGTCGGCTGCGGGCGGCTGCAAGGGTGTAGCGGCCGGGGCGGCTGCGGCTGCGGCTGCGGGCAGGGGCTGGCCGTAGCGGGCGAGGCGCAGCTGGAGCCGGTCCTCGACCGGGGCGCGCCACCGCCACAGCCGCCCGTGGTCGGCCTGCAGCCGGGCCCGGTAGGCCAGCCGGTTCTGCTCGAGGCGGATGACGTGTTCGTAGCTGCGGAGCTCCCACAGCTTCATGCGCCGCCACAGCCGGAACGTCGGGATGGGTGAGAGGAGCCAGCGGGTGAGGCGGACGCCGTCCATGTGCTTGTCGGCGGTGATGTCGGCGATGCGGCCGACGGCGTTGCGGGCGGCCTCGACGACGACGACGAACAGGAGCGGGATCACGGCGTGCATGGCGGTGCCGACCGGGTCGGGCCACGCGGTCGCGCCGTTGAACGCGATGGTCGCTGCGGTGAGGAGCCACGCGGTGTGGCGGAGCAGCGGGTAGGGCATGCGGAGCCACGCGAGGAGGAGGTCCAGGGCGAGGAGCACGACGATGCCGATGTCGATGCCGATGGGGAACGCGAGCGCGAAGTCGCCGAACTGCTTCTGTTCGGCGAGCTGGCGGACGGCGGCGTAGGAGCCGGCGAATCCGATCGCGGCGATCAGGACGGCTCCGGCGGCGACGGTGCCGACGAGGCGGCGCTGCGCGGCGGTGAGCTCGGGGCGGGGCACAGGGGTCTCCCGGGGTGGCGGCCGGGCGCGCGGTGGCGCCCGGCCGGGGGTGGTTCAGCGGGTGGCGGCGGCCGTGTTGCCGTGGGTGCGGGCGAGGGCCAGCGCGTTGCGGGCCTCGGCCTCGCGGGCGGCGCGGGCGGCGTAGTCGGCGGCGGCCTGGCGCTGGAGGTCGGCGACGCGCTCGGCCTCGGTGGGCTGCTCGGGCATCAGGCACCGGCCCTGCGGATGAGGCGCATCCCGTACTCGGCGCGGGTGACCGCGGCGGCGGGCTCGGGCCAGTCCAGGCGCGGCATGTGGCGCAGGAGGAGCCCGGTGGCGGCGACGGCGCGGGGGGTGCCGAGACCGTGGAGGTCGGCGGCGGCGCGGCCTGCGTACGCGAGGCGGGTGACCTCCCGCATGACGAGCGTGGGGTTCACGGCGCAGAGGGCGCGGCCGATGCCGGCCATCAGGGTGCGGGTCTCGGTGGTCATGGCGGTACGGGCGTGCTGCAGCGCCTCGTCGGCCTCGTTGGGGGGTGCTGCCAGTGCGGCGGTGCCGCGGATACGATCGCGCATGGTCGTCCTCCTGGTGAAGCAGGTGGGTGACCGGCCCCGGCCGGGCGGTCGCAACGCCATTGGCCGGGGCCGTTCTGTTGGCGAGTACGACCGTAGCGAGAAGTGTGGACATTGTCCACACTTCTCGGAGAGGATGGCCCCATGCCCGCACCCCCCGATGGGCCAGAGCAGGAGAAGGTGACCATGACCATCCCGAAGCTGGCCGAACGCGTCGGCCGCAGCCGCACCCTCATCCACCGGCTGGCCACCAACCCGGCCGAGGGCTGGCCCGCTCCAGTCTTCCGCCCGGGCAGCAGCCGACCGGAGTACGACGTCGCCTGGTTCGACACCTACTGGGCCGAACGGCAGAAGGGCATGACGCAGGGCAGGCGCAACGACCTCACGGCCCCCGACGAGAGCTGACCGTGCACAGCGCTGCGCCCCCTGCCCATGGGAGTTGGGCAGGGGGCGCAGCGCTGCCCGGGAACGTACACGGTCAGGCGGCGGTCTGCTGGGCGGCGGCAATGCGGAGGGCGAGGGCGGTGAGCTGGGGCATGACGGCGGTTCGGTGGGCGGCGTACTCGTCGGGGGTGAGCCGGGCCGGGCAGGTCCTGCAGGTGATGTGCAGCTCGTCCTCCTTTTCTACGAGCGACCACGCCGAACACTGCGGGCACGGCGCGTCCTTGGAGCGGGTGACGGGCCGGGTGTGGGTAAGCCGGCGGACCCGGTCGAGCAGCTGCTCGAGCTGTTCGTAGAGGTCGTCCCACCATGGGCGGGTCGCGGCGTAGGGGAGGTAGGCGTCCAGCCACCGGCACAGGCCGGGTACGTGGGCTCCGCCGCGGACCCATATCCCGTCGCACCGATCGATGTGGAGGGTGCCGTGGGCGTCGGTGCGCACCGCGGGGAAGTCGGCGGCGAGGTACCGGGCCCACCCGTAGAGGAGCGGCGTCATGGGGACGCCTCCGGTCTGGTCGCCGTGCGGGTCGGCCAGGAGGACGGGCTGCCCGGGGCCGGTGAGGTCCAGGACGTCGAGGCGGACGGGGAGCGGGGCGTGGGCGCGGCCGACGCCGCCGCGGCGGGCGGGGCCGGTGTCGGGGCGCAGCATGTCCTGCAGGAGGACCTGGTGGCGGGGGAGCTCCCGCAGCCAGGTGTGGACGCTGTACTGGCAGGCCTCGCAGCCCGTGCGCGGGGAGTCGTCGGGCAGGCGGCCGAAGCAGCTGATGCAGATGTCGTTCATGGGGCGCTCCGGGTGGTGCGGCGGGTCAGAAGAGAGGGCTGCCGATGGCGATGTCGTCGACCGGGCGCCCGCCCACATACGGCGGGAGCGCGGGACGGCGGGTCGACGGCAGGCGCAGGGCGCGGGTGTTGCGCTCGCAGACAGGGCCGGTGCCGCGCGCCCGGGATGCCGGGTCACGCAGCGTCCGGCCGCACACGGTGCAGCGCCGGGAGTCAGCCACCGGTCATCTCCTCGGGCGCTCGGTCGGCGAGCAGCAGGAACAGTTCGCGGGCCCGGTCGGACCAGAGTTCGGCCATGCGCTCGGCGCGCTCGTACTGGGTGCGGATGGCGTCGACGGAGGCGTTGGCGACGAAGCCGGGGTCGAGGGTGGGCGGTGTGGTCACCGGGTCTCCTCGGGCGCGGCAGGGACGGCGGGCGGGGTGGCCAGCGCGGCGAGGGCCACGTCGGCCTGGCGCAGGTACTCCTGGTAGCTGGGGCTGGGAGCCTTGTCGTAGGCGGGGCCCCGTTCCCAGCCATCGGCCTTGGCCAGCGCGTCGGCGATCTGCGTGCGTGCCTCGGCGGCGAACTGGTCGGGCCATTCGATGCGGGCTCCGTGGTAGCCGCCGCGCAGCAGCTCCTCCACCGAGGCGGTGACGGTCGCGAATCCGTACTCGGGGTCGTCCAGGACGAAGCACCGGCCGGAGGGGAACACGGTGCCGTCCAGGGTGCGGCCGTCGGTGTGGACCAGGCGGAAGCCGCGGGCGAAGCCGCTGGCGTTGGCGGGGCCGGTGAGGGCCTGGAGGATGACGGACTCGGCCTGTTCGGCCCGCGTGCGCAGTGTGGTGGTGCGCCGCTGAAGGAGTTCCTTTGTCTGGGCGGTGACCGCGTCGGACAGTGCGGCCTGGCGGCGCAGCTCGGTCATCTCCGTGTCGCGGATGCCGAGGAACAGGCCGGCGTCGGAGAGGTAGTTGAGGGTGTCGTGGGGGTAGGCCGTGGCCCACGGCCGGCGGAGCTGCTGCTCGTACAGGGCGGCGGCGATCTTCTCCCGGTAGGTGGGCTCGGTCCGGCTGCTGACATCCCGCATCGGGGTGCCGGAGGCCTGCCAGGAGTCGGCGCGCCGCTTCGCCTCGAGGTACTCGGCGCACAGCGGGCAGGTGTCGCCGCCGATCCGCTCCTGGACGCGGGCGGCGAGGTCGACGGTGTGGGCGGCACAGTGCGGGCACGTTCCGCCGGGCGTCTGCTCGATCTCGATGGCGAGGGTGCGCAGCTCGGCGAGGACGACGTCGGTGAGGTGCGCGTCCCAGTCGTCCTCGTCGCTCTGCTCCTGTCCTCCCTCGCGCCAGTCCCCGCACCGGCAGGGCTGGTTGCGGTCGGCGTCGGCCTCCTCGCGGTCCGTCGTGAGGTAGTGCTCGCGCAGGGCGGCGGCGATCCGCTCCCAGACGTGCTGCGAGGTGGGGGTGCTGCTGTCGGTCATGGTGTCGGGTTCTCCTTCGTGCCGGGTGTGCGCAGCCGGCGGACGGCGCGGTGGGTACGGGGGCGGTAGGTGTGGCCGGGGCAGCGGTCCGGGCCGGTGCTCCACCCGGCCCGGACGGCGGTGGCGTAGGCCTCGGCCTCGTCGGCGGTGCCGGTCGGCAGGTACGCCCCGCACGTCCCGTACGGGCCGGAGGCGCCGCAGGTGATGACCAGGTGGAGGGTCACCGCTGCTGCGCCCGGGGCGTGACCGGGTGGCTCTCGTCGATCCACCACCAGCGGGTGCCGTGCTCGTCCGCGTGGCTGCCCGGGTGGCCCGGGCGCAGTACGCACTCGGTGGGCTCGGCCAGCTTGGGCACCTTGCTGAACGGCGGCTTCTGCTCCCCGCAGTGCGCGGAGTCCAGGAGCTCTGCTTGCCGGGCGAGGACCTGGGCGGCGTGGTGTGCCTCCTGCAGCCGGGCGGCGGTGGTCTGTATCCGCCCGCAGATGACGACGCACACGTTGCTCAGCAGCCAGAACGCGATCCATCCGGTCCACAGGCCGGTCACACAGCAGTAGATCGACGCGGCGCCCGAGCCCACGGCGACGCAGAGGGCGGCGGTGTAGCGGAGGCGGGCGGAGATCACTGGGAACCGCCGGTCGCCTCGCGCCAGGCCGCGACGACCGTGTTCGGCACGGTGCCGACCGCGGGGACGTCGAGACCGGCCCCTCTTGCCCAGGCGCGGACCTCGGCCGGAACGTAGTCCCGCACCGGAGACTTCCGCTTCGAGGGCGAGCCGAGCTGCGCCTTACGGGCACGGACAGCGGCCAGGCGCTCCTCGAGGTCGGCCTCCTCGGCGTCGACTCGGGCGAGCTCCTCGTCCGCGGCGTGCCGGGTGCGCAGCCAGCCGAGGTTGTCGTGGGCCTGCTCGCCGTGCCGGCGGACGGCCCGGTCGGAGTGGCCGAGAGCCCAGGCGATCAGCGCGCCGACGGTCAGGGGCCCGGTAGTTGAGGACGGGGACGAGGGGCGGGCGGCAGGTTCGGGCTGGGTGTTCATCGTGGTGTCCTTCGCGGAGAAACGGGTGCGCGGTATGCGGGGTGCCGGGTGACGCGGGATGCCGGGGAGCTCCTCCTCGATGAGGGCCAGGAGCGCCGCGATCGTCATGAGGCGGCGGCCCGGTCGCGGAGTTCGGTCGTGGTGCCGCACGTCCAGTCGGCGAGGGCCTCGGTGAGGGCCTGGCGGTGCGCGGCGGCGTTCGGGTTCGGGTGGGGGCAGGGGCCCGGGCGGCGGTCGCCGTAGGTGCCGGTGGGCCACTCCTCATCGAGGACCGCGGACACGTCCCGGGCGGCCTCCACTGCCGGGTTCACCGCTGCCACGGGACCGGCCTGACCGTGCCCGACGTCGCCCGCTGCCCGCTGCTGCTGCTGCGCCTGGGCGGCGGGGACGGGCACGTGGCGTGGTGCGGCATCGCCCGCCACTCGCCGGGCCGGATGTCCGGGCGGGCGGTGGTGACGGTGCGGACGTACAGCACCCCGTCCGCGCCGCTGCTCACCGCGACGTTCCCCTCCTCGTTCGGTTCGGCATCGACTGGCTGGCGGCGGCCGTTGGTCGAGGTGAGGCACCAGACGATCGGGGCGGTGCAGCGGCGGCAGCGGGTGATGTGGTGGCTGGCGGGCTTCATGCTGGGTTCCCTTCGTCGTGCTGGTTGGTGAGGTGGGGCAGGACGAGGGCCCTGCCGTACAGGCGGATCGCGGCGGGTGCGCCGTGCTCGGCGAGCTCCTGGCGGACGGTCTCGGGGGTGGCGGCCGCGCGCAGCTGCTCGCGCTCGGTGGGGCCGGGTGGTTCGGGGCCGGGCTCCGGCCGGGGCATCGGGAGCCACGTCGTCGGCGGCCGTGGCGGGGCGGGTGGTTCGGGCCGGGGCGCGGCGGCGAGCAGCTGCTCGGCGGCGGCCGCGGCCAGGCGCTCGGCCTCGGCGGCGATGTTGGCGCAGAGGTGGCAGCGTTCCCCGGTGGACCAGGTGGTGCCGGACTCGCAGGAGGCCAGGCGGCATCCGTGGCGGGGCAGGCCCGCGCCGAGGATCCACCGGCCGACGTCGCCGCGCCGGGCGGTCTCGGCGGCCGGGGCGTGGGCGGTGAGCCGGGAGTACCGGGCTGTCAGCCGGGCGGTGAGGCGCTCGGTGCCGACCCCGGCGGACAGCTGGCGGCCGATCTCCTGGCCGATGCGGCGCAGCACGTACGGGCTGATGCCGGGGAGCTCGTGGCGTACGGGCTCGAGGACCTGCCACACCCTCGGCGACAGCTGCAGTCCCGGCCCGCGGTACGTGCCAGCCTGGCCGCTGCTGCGCTTTTGGTCTTGAGCCGCGCGTTGGAACGTCGGCCCGGCCGAGTTGTCCACAGCCCGGGGCGGGTAACTACCCGAGTCTCGCCTCCGGCGGATCTCAAGATTGCCCGAGCGCCCGTCAGTTGTAAGGGAGTGGTCTTCCTCAGTCGCGAGGGACCCGTCATGATCGTCCGGACCCACCCCGTCGTGGTTGTCCGTGGCGGGCGGGGCCAGCAGGTCGGAGACGGGGAACAGGGCGTCGTCTGCATCGTCGTCCACAGCCGGTTCGACGGCCGCGACGGCGTGCAGGGGGCTGGTGTTCACGGTGACGGCGTGACGGCCGCGGTGCCCGGCCCGGCGGTCGAGGGTGACCCACCCGGCGCCCTCCAGGTCGCCCAGGAGGCGGCGGCCGGTCTTCTCGCTCAGCGGCTCGCCCGCGTGGGACCCGGTGTGGTGGAACAGCTCTCCGGCGAGCTCGGCGGCGGTGACGGGCAGGCCCGTGGCGGTGGCGCGGGCGAGGTGGAGCCAGGCGCGCAGGCGCCGCGGTGTCAGCGCCTCGGCGACCCGCACGGGGACTTCCAGGGCGGCCTGGTCGCGGGGGACGAGGCGGGCGTAGCGCTTCGCGGACCGGCCGTCGCCGCCCCGGTGGGTGCGCTGCTTCGTGAACAGCCACGGTTCCGATCCGTCCGGGCCGGGCCGGTTGAGCTGGGTGAGGCCGCGCTCCACGGCGGACGGGGACATGCCGAGCGCGGCGGCGAGCTCGGTGACGCGGGCGGTGCAGGGGTCGGTATCCGGGTTGGACGCGGGCCAGGTGCGGCGGGCGTCCAGGGCGGCGACCTTGATGTAGACGGCGACCGCTTCGTCGCCGTAGTCGTCGCCCCGGTACAGGGATTGGGGAATCCAGACGCTCTGCTCGGCGCGCCGGCGGGGCCGGTTGTAGCGCACAGCACTGCTGGCCCCGCCGCGGGTGCGGCGGGGCTCAGCGGTGGCGAGCAGAGCGGCGGACATCAGGCCGACGGCTCCGAGGGCTGGTCGGTCTGCGCGCGGGCGGCCTTCATGAGGCGGTTCATGATCGGGCGGGGGATGGTGAGGAGCAGGTCCGCGGTGTCGTACGGGGCGGTGGGCTGGGCCTGCCGGATCCACCCGCGCTGCTTGAGGGTGTTGAGGGCGACGACGACCTGGCCGACGTGGAGGCCTGTGTCGTGGATCAGGCCGATCAGCCGGGGCTGTGCGCCGTCGGGGATCTGGCCGGAGGCGTCCGCGTGGGTCGCGAGCGCGATCGCGACGAACTTGGAGTGCGGGCGCATCGAGGTGCCCATGACGGCCCGCTCGAACATGGCCCGGTAGGGCTGGTGTGGCTGCGCGGGGGCCGGGGCGGCCAGTTCCCGGTTCGCGGCGGCGACGGTGGCGGGGTCACGGCGCGGCATGTGGGCCGGGGTGGGGCGGGCGGCGGTCGTCATGACGGCGGCTCCTCTGCGGACGGTTCGGTTCGGTCGGGGTGGTTGAGGTAGGAGCCGGGCGGCCAGCCCGGGCCCGGCGGGGGCTCGGGCAGGCCGCGCACGGCGTTCGGGGTGTGCCGGTCGCACCGCCAGCCGGTGACGTACCGGCGGGCGTAGAGCAGGCCGTGCGGGAGACCGAGGTCCCCGCACGGGCGGACGGCCCCGCTCATGCGTCGGGGTTGATCTGGCCGCAGTGCGAGCAGCGCAGGCCCTCGTCCGTCTCGTCGTGCGGCCAGCTGACGTGGCCGCACGACGGGCGGTGGCAGGCCACCAGGTGCTGGGGGTCCTGGTCCGGCTCGGCGGCGGCCGGGGTACGGCGGGCGGCGTGGAGCCCGGCGATCAGGGACCGCACGGCGAGGGAGAGGAGGACCGCCAGAACCAGGACCGCGAGGATCGGGACCGTCAGGACCAGGGCCGGGAGGAGCAGTGCCAGGAGGTCCGGCAGGTCAGGCATTGGCGAGCACCTCCAGGCGGAGCTCGGCGAGGGCCAGGCCGTAGACGGCGCACAGGCCCGAGCACCAGAGGCGAACCGGGTCGGTGGAGTCGATGACCTGGGTACGGACCCACCCGGCCGTGTCGATGCCCGCCGCGGCGGCCTCCGCGCTGGGGGTGCCGCAGCCGGTCTCCTGGCAGGTGCCCGGCCCGCCCTCGGCGCGCCGGGTCGGGCGGGCCAGGGCATAGGAGGCACACAGCGACGAGCACCAGGCCCGCGCCGACGGGCGGCGCCCGAGGACCTGGACCCGCGCCCACCCGGACGGGGCCGGTTCGGGGCGGGAGCTCCCGCAGCCCCGGGTCCGGCACGTACCGGGCAGGTCCGCCGGCAACGGCACCCGAGGGATCCCGTACGCCTCGCTGGCCTCGGACTTGGCGTTCGCCGGGCGGCGCGCCCGCGACGTCGGCGCGTCGTTGAACCCGCGCATCAGCGGACACCGGCCGTGCGCAGCGCGCCGGCCAGCTCGGCCAGCGAGCCGACGGCGGTCGTCGAGTGGCTGCTGCAGGAACCGCAGTACGCCAGGACCTCGAACACCGTCTCCGACCTCGTGCCCGAAGGGAAACGCGGCGTGGTGCAGATCAGGGACGTGCGCGGGGCGAGCTCCACGAACGCCTGGTACATGCGCTCGGGCATCTCGGGCGACGGCAGCCACTCACCGAGAGCGGTGGCCGCGTCCTGTCCGAATGTGGCCAGCGCTTCCGCCCGGGCGCGGCGGACGGCGTTCTGGTCGTCCAGCCGGTCCCGCTTGCGGAGTTCCTCGTGGCGCGCTGCGATGGCGGCCACACCCAGCGCCAGGAGGGTGTTGGTGTCGGTCTTCCGGGCGGTGGGCTCGGGCTGCGTGAGCGTCATGGCGTACCCCTCCCAGGGGCCTTGCGGTGCTTGTTGGTGGTGGTGATGCGGTGGTCGGCGGCCCAGCCGACGGCGATCAGTGCGCCGACGGCCAGGCCGAGACCGATCAGGGAGCAGAGGACCCAGAGGTCGCCGTCCACGGCGTCACTCGGCGTCGGGGTCGTACGCGTCGGCGACGTCCAGCGGGACGACGACGTACCCGGTGGGCAACGCGTCCTCCTGGGCGGACTGGACCACGAGCTCGCGAGGCCCCTCCGGGTCGTCCTCGTCGCCCATCCAGTCGAAGAACAGCGCCGTGTCGGCCGGGTACTCGTTGCTGATCAGGGCCTCGCAGTGGCGGCGGGCCTCGGCCTCGGTGGTGTAGTGACCGACGCGGATGGTCTCGTGCTCGGCCCGGTACACGGTCAGCGGCGCGGTCGCGGCCGCGCCGAGGGCGTCGTCGATACCGACCAGGGCCGCCAGGGCGTCCGCCCACTCGGTCATCGCCGCAGCGTCCTCGCACACGGCGGCCTCGCCGAGCTCGTCCAGGCCGTCCAGAAGCCGGGCCCCGGTGGGCTGCTCGCGCAGGCCCCGGGCCAGGGCGATGAGGACGGCGGTACGGGCGCCCCTGGCGGACAGCGTCGGGGTGGACTCGCCCTCGCGGGTGTCCTTCCCCGCCTCGGTGGCGTCGGCGATCCGCTGGGCGAGGCCGGCCACGGTGCCCGTCCAGGTGTCCCGGCCGTGCTGGAGCGGCTGCTCCACCGTGACGCGGGCGTCCAGGGTCGCGCCGGGCAGGACGCCGAGGACCGCGCCGGTGATCGTCGTACGGGCGCTCATTCCGACACCGCCGGGGCGTCGATGAGGGTGTACGCCTCGAACCGGACGCCCGACTCGGTGGTGCCGACGGTCTCGACGCGGATCGAGCCTTCGCCGTGGGGCTGCTCGCTGACCTCGGTGCCGACGTGCGCGGCGAACGCGTGGACCTGGTCGACGCGCTGGTGGAAGGTCATGACCAGGGTCGGCCCGTCGTTCCACTCGGCGAGGCGGACGTCGATGTGCACCGGCAGGACCGGGGTGGTGCTGAGGATGTGCTCGGCGGCGGCCAGCGCCGTCAGGTACCCGTCCCGGCGGGCGAGCTCCTGGACGACCTCGGCCCGCGAGGCCTCGGCCCGGATCGTCGGCTCGGTCTTGCCGGTGAACTCCCAGAACTCGGGATTCCGCGCCCTGCAGATCGCCTGCCGGACATCGGCGTGCGTCACCGGGGGGCGGGTGAGGAGGAGACGCCAGGGCGTTTCGCCCTCGGGCTGGTGCGCGGCCGCCAGAGCGGCGGCGATCCTGTCCTCGGTAAGGTGGTTGGACACGGTTACCTCTCAGTGCTGTTGAGATGTGCCGATGGAGGGGTCGCCATGGACCAGGCCCGGTCCGGGGCGGCCCCGACGTACGTCAGGCGGCGCGCGGCGCGGTCCTGACGGTGTCGCTGGTGGCGAGGTGCCGGTACAGAACGGCGAGCGAGGAGAGCTCGCTCGGTGTCAGGCGGCAGGCCGGGCAGTCGGCGGGCGCGAGGCCGTGGTCGCAGTCGTCCGCCATGCCGGCGGCGAGCGCCTCGGCGGCGGTTCGACAGATCACGGGGCGGCCGCGATGTGCGGCGGCAGGTCGTCCTCGGCCGAAACCGAGCGGCCCACGGGGGCCCACAGGACGGGGTGGTCTACGCCGATCGTGTCGGATATGGCGTAGGCGACCTGCGCGGGCTGCGTCTTGACCGTGCCCGACAGAAGGTGGTCGATGGTGCCGTGAGGAACGTCGGCCGCGGCGGCCAGAGCACGACCGCTGATGCTGCAGCCGGAGCCGGTGCGTTCCATCAGGATCCGCAGCCGCAGGGGGTTGACCAGGCGAAATCGTTTGGGCTCAGATTCCATGCGGGTTCCTTGGGTGCCGTGCCTAAAAAGTTGGGCAGCGACAACGTAGCACCATCTGGGCAGGTTGCCCAGTTTCTTGGGCAGTCGATGTGCGGGGATTTCGGTCAACATCGTGAGACGGGGTGGCGGCGACTGCCCAGAATCTTGGACACTGTGGCCAGGGGGGCGGAATCCTCATGCGCTTGAGCTGGGAAGATGAGGCGTACGCATCTCTAGCCACTTGGGCACCCGGACGCCCCACGCACCCCGGAGGATGAACATGGAGACTGCACCGGATCCCAGATGGGACCTGGCTGACCTGGTGAATCAGAGGAAGGGCGAGGTCGGCCTGTCCTTCCGTAAGATCGCCGAGGCCGCAGTCGACCCTGTCGACCCGAGTGGTGGGTCGCTCTGGACGCGGGGCACTCTTGAGAACCTCGCGAAGCGGGAGCCCGTCAAGGCTCCATCGGCGCCCATGCTGCGGGCGCTCGCGGCTGGGCTGCAGGTGCCGCTGCGGCTCGTCCAGGAGGCCGCTGCTGCGCAATGGTTCGGCGTGGAGACGGTCTATGACGACGAGGCCGACCCTGAAACCCGGCTCCTCGTGCGGCGCTATCAGCAGATGAGCCCGGAGGACCGGCGGCGACTGCAGATCATCGCGGAGACCTACGACCCCTCCTGACCTTTGCCGGGTCAGATGGTCGTAACGTTCGGTGAGTTCCTGTAACCCCCTGGTCGGAATCTGATCGTCGTTGCATGATGAACGTCCTGCCGGGGGGCGGAACGCGTGACTCCATTAGTCATGCCCTGTTGGGTCGAACTGACGTGCGGCCCTCAGGGTGGAGTCGTTACGGGGAGGTAGGCGCACATGAGTAAGACGATCAGCGGCAGGGCGCCCGTGCGGATCGCATTCGAGCTGGTCTCGGAGGTCACGCTGCCACCAGGTGTAGCTGTAGCGCTGGACGAAGTTGACGGGCTGATCACCGCCCGGATCGGCGAGAGTCACATGACGCCGGAGCTGCGGGCGGAGATCGAAGAGCTTCACCGCACGGTCACCCAGCAGGAGCGGTGGGTGCAGACCTCGCCGGAGTCGGACCCCCACCGCCTCGAACGGCCGGCGGAAGGCCTGGGTGTCGCGCACGTGGCCTGGGAGCGGGTCGCTGCCGGGGTGCTGCCGCGCGGTGTGCTTGCAGCTCCCGTCGAGCGCGACCGCATGTTGGTGTGGCTCCTCCACGAGGATCACGCCTCGGCGCAGCTGTGTGGGGAGATGTCTGAGCACGGTCGGCGGATCGCGGGCGACGGACTCTGGGAGCAGCGATGGCCTACGGCTTAGCGTTATCTGCCTCCTGGGTGGGGGCGGTGTCCGTACGGGCCCGGACGACACGGATTGCATTCGTGTCGAATCCGGGCCCTCTGCGTTGGGTCGGAAGGATGATCACCCCGAAGAGAATTCGCACGGTGGTGGCCCGGATGCTGATGGGGGTGGCCTCCCACTGTTCCGGGGTGATGCCGACCATGCTGCCCAGGAGGCGGCGTTCCGCGGTCGCCCCGATCTCGGCGCGGGTCTCCTTGATCTTCTTCTCCAGGCTCGCGAGACCGACCAGGGCGAGGGCGGCGTCAACCTCCGGGTTGTCGGCCAGGGACTCGATCTGCTGACGCACTGTGTCCCGGCGTCGCTCGAGCCCTGCCAGCTCCTCGGCCAGGCCGGGGTTCTCGGCCCGTGCTGAGAGCTCGTTCAGCAGTTCAGGGCTGTTCAGCAGGCGTATCGCCCGGCCGCTGACGTATGCCTCGGTGTGCTCGAGATTCCGCCCGACCTTGCGGCAGGTGTCGCAGTAGTAGATGCGGGAGTCCTTCCGGTTCTTGCCTCCGGTCGGTTTCGTCCTCATCCACGAGCCACAGTTCGAGCACTGGGCGCCACCTACTCCGGACAGCAGGTACTTGCGTTCCCGCCCGGGATGGGGACGCAGCTCTGCACCGGCTTCGTAGTACCGGCGCAGGCTCTCCCACATGTCTCGCGGGAAGATCCCGTCCCATGCCGCCTCAAACAGCTGGCCGTCCCGCTCGATCAGCCCGGCGGACCGCGGAGCCAGGAACAGATTCCGTAGCGTCTTCGTCGTCCAGGGGTTGCCCCGGGTCGTGGTGCACAGGGTGTTCATCCAGCGGACAGCGCCGGCCTGCGGCTGTCCGGCGAGTACCCGCTCCCCGGCCTCGAAGAGGATGGCGGCCTCTTCGGGCACCTGCTGGCCCATGTCGTAGACGGGAACTTCGGTCTCGATGCCGTCGATCAGCTTCGTGCGCGTGCCGATCTGTACGCCGTATCCGAAGGCGCGGTATCCGCCGGACTGCGTGAGGCCGGCCTCGAGCCGGGCGTCCAGGGAGCGCTTCACCCGGCGGCTGATGTTGTCCGACTCCCGGCATGCCTGGGCGGCCTCGATCCGCAGGATGAACCGGTCGTCCGGACTGTCGAGGTCGCGTGTGCCGGACGGGCTGGCAATCCGCATGCCCCGACTGTCCGAGATCCCGATCAAGGTCTCAAGATCGAACGGTTGCCTGATCAGGCGATCGCCGTGGTAGACGATCACGGCGTCGATCTCGCCTTTCTCGATGCAGCGCAGCATGCGGTCCCACTGCGGCCGTGAACGGTTCCTCTGCCAGGCGCTACGGCTGTTGTCCGGGAAGATGTGCGCCTCGCTGACACCCCAGCCCAGGCGATCTGCAAGGGCCCGGCAGTCGGCCTCCTGGCGCTCGACCTTCTCGAGTGAGCCGTCCGGCGCGTACGACAGTCGGCAGTAGATGCCAGCCCGTTGAGGCAGTTCCAGAGTCCTCATGGGCAGAGTCTAGGTGTGTGCTAGGCAGTCAGGGAATTGCTGGCCGCTTTGAACACCGGGCACGAGGGCGGGTGTCTGGCTAGACAGTACACGTGGCGTGCCAGCTCACCCGGCGCTGTCCAGTGCCTTCGCTGTGACCCGCAGGAACTCTTCTCTTGCGCCCAGCGTCGCGGTGTGCGCCTCCAGCAGCAAGCGATGGGATACACCGCCACTGGTCAGGATGTGCCCGTTCAACTGGTCGTAGTGCCCCACCAGGTCGCGTGCAGCAGCGGCTACCTCGACCGGGCCCTCCATGCGAACCACGAGCAAACTCCGGCTGAGGTCGCGCATGGCGGAGCCCAACTCTGCCTGGAGGTCATCGGGCAACCCATCGACGCCGACGAACCGTCCCTGACATAAAGACAACTTCTGTGCACAGTCCAGGAGCTGCAAGTATGCCTCCCGCCGTATCTCACGGTGACGAGTGATGCGCTGTTCGAGGCGGTCGCGCTCCTTGTCCGTGCGTTCCTGCCGTCCCTTCAGCAGGGTGAACCCACCAGTGAGGCCCGCGCCTACCACGACGGCTCCAGCGCCGACCAACGTGCTCCATATCTCTGCCACGCCGGGCAGCCTACGGGCGGGCTGCACAGGCGCACTGGCTTACCAACGGATGCGTTCCGCGTCTCCGCCGACACACGTAGGGCACGGGCGCTTGTAGGTCCAGCCGCAAAGCTCGCATCCCGCGAAACCACAGCATCCGTCACACCAGATGGCGCGGCGTCCAGCGCACGTACCGCAGTACGACGTAATCGGGGCAGGGGGCTTTGGTGCGGCAGGCCGTTCGGTTCGCTTCCGCTGCCGCCTGGCTGGCGTCTTGGCCCGGGGGCGTTCTGGGGCAGTCGTCACCTAGCCTTGCCGTTTCGCTTGGCCCCCACAGGGGCGGGGCAGTCGATGTGCCGGTAGATCGTGACGGGGGCACCTGACTGCCGTTCGATCGTTCCGCGTCGGCAGCGCTCAAGGGACTGAATCGGCTGCATACATGCCGGGCACGTCTCACCCGACGGGGCAAACGTCGTGTACTCCCACTGTCGTGCGTTGGTGTCTTCCGTGGTCGTGTTCGCCATGGTTCGCCGTCCCGTCAAGTCCACTGGGCGTATGGGGTGTTGGCCTAGGCAAGCGCGGTGAGACAGCGGGCACCACAGCAGAAAGGCCGCACTCCTGCCGCATCCTGGCCGCACTGGATACGCTGACCAGGGCAGACGGGATTTCCTGAGAGGAGACCGGCCAGGATGACCACCAGGCGGCGAAGGTTGGCGGAGCGCCGGAAAGCGTGCGGGTTCAACCAAGAGGAATTCGCGGAAGCGGTTGGCGCTGATCGCTCAACAGTCCAGCGTTGGGAAAGCGGAAAGACTGACCCGCAACCCTGGCAGCGCCCGAAGATCGCAAAGGCACTGTCGCTCACCACGGCGGAACTGGACACGCTGCTAGTTCCGGATGCGTACGCCCCACCGAAGTCGCGCACAGCTTGGATTTCTGACGCTCCGTCAGCTACTGATGACGAATTCGATGCGCTCGAATTGGCACGACGTGTGTCCGCTAGCGACGTGGGCAAGGAAACGCTAGGTCGCCTGGAGCATGCATTCGATGAACTGGCAATGAAGTACCCGGTGTCACCGCCGCAAGACTTGCTCGAAAGAGTAAGGAAGCATTCCGCTTATGTGTCCCACCTCATGGATGCGCGCATGACCCTTGCGGAACAGCGCCGCCTTTACGTGGTCGGTGGATGGTTGCAGCTCTTGGGGGCCACGCTGCATATCGACCTGAACCAGGAGCACGCGGCTACGGCTCGATTGCAGACAGCGGCCACCCTTGCGCAGCATGCAGACCACCGCGAAATTGAAGCATGGTGTTACGAGACAGATGCATGGCGCGTTCTGACGGCTGGCGACTACTGCCGTGCGCTGGAACTCGCACAGATCGCGCAGGAGTTGGCCCCGGCCGGGACCTCCGCAGCAATTCAGGCAACCGCGCAAGAGGGACGAGCACGGGCGCGACTTGGGGAAGGTTCCGAGACCTACGCGGCCATCGATCGGGTACAGCGCATGTCCGCCGCAATGGTCCCCCGCAAGGGCACTGAGCATCATTACCAATACGACCCTGGCAAGGCGCTGGCGTACACAGCCACAACGCTTGCTTGGGTGGGAGATCCCGCAGCGGAGGACTACGCACGACAGGTAATTGCGCGCCTTGCTCCGGCTGACGATGTCGAGAAATGGCCCCGCCGTGTCGCCTCCGCGAATATCGATCTGGCGCTAGCGCTGCTCGGCGGTGACCGACTGGACGAAGCATGCAACGCAGCACAGCGGGCCATACTGTCAGGCCGCATCGTTCCGTCGAATCACTGGCGTGCGCTGGAAGTCGTCAGGGCCGTTGAGCGCCGACAGCTCCCCGAAGCGTCGGACTTGCGCGAGGCATACCAGGGGCTTAAAGCCCTCCCACAAGGCAGCTAGATCCGGCAGAACGAGACCAGGGGTTAGACGTACCTGCGCGGATCGCCAGGCCAAAGGGTGGCGCAGTCGCTACGCACGTCACTTTCACGAACCGCACCCCCGTCGCGGGCTGATAGGTGCATGATGGTGCGCATGCTGACAAGCCTCCTGCCAGGGTTCCGCCACCTCCGGACACCGTTCGCCCTTGGCGTTATGTGGGCGTTTCAAATATGGATCTTGATAGGCGAGTACGTGCCTTCCAGATCGGAGGCAAGTGGATTCATTGGTCGAATTTACTCGCTAGGGGAGATCGCTGGGCAGGCAGCTGTAACCGCAGCCATATCATTCGTGCTCTACTTGGTAGGCGATATCGTTCGATTGTCGTCGCTCCAAATGATGCACATCTTGTCCCGACTGCGATTTGACGGAATCGCACCACACCGCTTTTCCACCCTGTCCGCTCAATCTCTTGGCGAGCTACACGGATTCGCTTCGAATGCGTTTTCAAGAAGAGGAGGCACGCCCTCCAACGATGACGTAATCGGTTTGAGGGACAAAATCACAACCGAGTTCACTGAAATCAGAATGCGGCTTATCGCCAATCACTTGGACGTATATTTGGAGCACGACCGCTTTGACGCCGAGGCGGATTTCCGCATGAACGTTGGATTCTACTCGTTGTCTCTGTGGCCCATTCTTGCTTGGTACTGGTCCCCATGGGCGCTTGTAGGTGTATTCGCCTCAGGGGTTCTGTTTCTCAATGGCCTGAGGGCTCGAAGAGACGCAAATGAGATTCTGGTACAAGCAATTGTGTCGGGAATCGTAGAATCGCGGATGTACACCGAAGAGGCAGATCGGGACTTCCCTCCCACTCGCGGCGTTACCGTCACACGGAGGCCGAGTACCCGCTAGGTGACACTCGCGCAAACGGGTCTGGTTGCGGCGATAGCCTTTTCCCTCCCTGCCGAGTAGCCCGAGGAGGGAGAGGGGGTGGCCCCCCAGGGAGCGCAACCGCGAGTAGTTCCGGACCGGCGGTCATCTGGGGGAAATACGCAGCGCAAGGCCCGTTGACGAGCCATAATCTGGGCATGGACAAGCGAGAACAGTGGTTCCGTGAGGGCGCCCCACTCTTCCGGCGAGCGCTCGAACAACTTCAGCTTGCTGATCGGCTGCCGAACACTCAGGACGATTACTACGCGTGCCCGTGTTGTTTGATCGCGTATCCGTTCGAAGCGGTTGAGGCGAAGGTGCTGACCACAGAACACGTTCCACCCGATGCGCTCGGCGGAAGAGGAATGCTGCTCACGTGTAAGCATTGCAACAACAATGCAGGTCGATACTTTGACGTCCATGCCATAAAGCGCGCAAACGTGCATAACTTTTTGCTAAGAAGGGAAACCAATCGACCCGTACGTGCTGTATTTCTGGCGGATGGTATCTCTGTACGAGGGGAGGTGCAGAGTTACGGGACGGGATGGCTCATGCAGGGAGTCCCGAAACAGAATGACCCGGCGATGCTTGCTGCCCACGAAAAGGCTCTGCGCGAGGCATCCGAACGGGGCGAAGCGCCGACATTCACTTTCACGCTGACGGAACGCTTTTCGCCTCAACATGCGGATCTCTCATGGATTCGTTCCGCCTACCTGGCCGCTTTCGCGGCCTTGGGTTGGCGTTACATCCTTCGAGCGGCACTCGATCCAATTCGCGCACAGTTGAAGTCTAATTCGCCAACGGAACTCCCTCTTATCATCGGGTTCAACCCCAAGGCTGACAGTAATGCTCGGTCAATCATGATAGTCCGAGAGCCGGAGTGCCTGAGCAGCGTCCATGTTGTCATCGGGCACTACAGTGTATTCCTGCCGGACCCCTGGGGAACGCTGTCCCTGCAGGAATTGGCCGAGTCGATCGCAGGATTGAGTGACGAAACGGGTTGCGTTACTGCCGAGCTGAGCGGCCAGGTCGCAGATTGGCCAACCAAAGCCACGTACTTGCTAGATAAACTGACTCGTTAGCGCCAGCACACACGTCAACGAAGTAGCCGCGCAGGAAAAGCACAGGTCAGGGAATATGGAGGTTTCAGCCGGCTGAGGATGCATGGTTGCGTCAGCACACTCTTGCGCAAAGGCTCTTGACGACCTGCCTTTCAGGCCGGAAGGTTGGGTCATGGATGCAGGGTTGGCGGCGGTGCTCGGTGCATTGGCAGGGTCGGTTGCGACAATTGGCGCAGCGCTGGCTACTGGATGGTCAGCACGTGAACAAGCGAAAATGACGGCACGGGCGGAGCATCTAAGACAGCGGCGTGATTCGCGGCAGTCCGTCTACGAAGAATTCATCGAAGTGGCAGTCGAGCACGCGAATCTGACTAAGATTCTGCTAGCTCCTGCACCACAAGACTTCGATGACCTGGAACGTCTTCGCATCCTTCCGCCGGGTATGACTCTAGAGGAGACTATTAGTGAATCTAAGTCATTGCACGAAAAGGTTAGGAAGATCTCGACACGAGTTCAGATTGCAGGCCCAAAGGAAGTGAGTGCCGCAGTAGCAGTTGTAAGCGATAAGTCGGGAAGTGTGTACGGTTCGCTTGGAGTGACGACTGTGACAGGAAGTTATCCAGGCGCGCGCAGTCTGGCTGAGAGATGGGAAGCCGGATGCAGGAACTATGTGGAATTTAGTGGCTCCATTTCGGAGTTCACTGAAAAAGTTCGGATTGCGCTGGATAATGATGGAACGAAAGAGTAAACGCCCTGCGCAACAAGGCGCAGGGCAACTCGGTAAATAGTTCTCATCAGGGGGTGACCGGCGGATCGATGGAATTACCCTCAGCGTCGCGCAGAGTGAGGTCAATGACGTATCGCTGAGCACCCCGTGCAACGCTGCTCAGGTCCCGTGGCATTCGCGTTCCCTGGTAATCCGCCGGGCAGCTATCCGCCCACGCTGGGGAGCCATCCGGAAGCCGGGGGAACCAGGGATAGGAACCATCCGGCCCGGGGTCTAGTGCGTCACTCGCCATTGATGAACTCCGTACGCTCAGCCTCAAGGGCGTCATTGAATTCTGTTGCACGGCATCCGGCTTCCTTGCCGATAAGGGCGTTTATGTGCCCGACGATGTCCACAGTTCGGTATCGATCGTCCGGAACTACGCTCTGGCTGGACGGAATCCCTAGCGTGGACTCGGCGCGCCGAGCATGGTTCCGGACATAAACGCGTTTCTGCTCAATGGCAACCTCCCTGATCAGTACCTCAAGGAAACCCATCGTCGCGGGGTCATAGTCGGGAATTTCCGTACTGCCTTCCGATTCCCTGGCATCAGCGGCGGCGTGCCGCCAGCGAGAGTAAAAGCCCTTGTCGTATTCGCGGGTCCGCTCAAGGCGCTTCGCGGCCTCAGCATCAAGCCGGGTAGCCTCAGCGGCCTCAAGCTCCGCAACCTTGGCAGCGGCATGCTCAGCAACCTTGCGCGCCTTCTCTAGCTCTTCCTGAGTGGCAGGGCGAATGTCGTCAGTCATGGTGCTTCCTTTCAGGCGCTGTAGCCGCGCGCAATACGCTGCTCAGGGGTTAGGTCTGCCGTGCTGATGGTGGTGTCGGCATTCGAGCTGGCGCCTAGCTGAGCGGCAGCCTTCCTGGCCACGGTCGCGTAACCCATAGCCATTCGCTGATCCGGGCTGATCTCAAAGCCCTTAACCTCAGCAACCTTGAGGTGGGCAACCACGGCATCGGCTGATTCGCTGGCGGTAGAAGCCAGAGACTCAATAGCCCGGCGCGTGCTCTCAGGGCTTCCGCCTTCGGCGCCAGGCTCAACGGTTCGCATGTACCAGGGGGTGTCATTCAT